TTCTTTTAGTTGATTTAAATCGATTGATTTTCTGCTAGTGCCATTGCCTAGCACAAATGCTGTTTTTTTCAATAATTAAACTCCGCCAGCTTCTGCGTTTGCTGCTAATCCATACATTTGCTTTACGAACTCTTGTTCTTTACGCTTTTCTTCTGTATGTAGCTCAGATGCTTTGCGGATTCTATTGATTTGGCTTAGAGTTAACCGTGTTTTGCGAGTATCGTCTTTTTTCATAGGCGAGTCATCATAGTCTGCCTCGTAGCGTTTGTCTTCTACAGAGTCAACAGTTTCCGGGTCGTGATAAAATAATTCTCTAAGTATCATATTGTATTTATATCGTTTGTTCAGTTCCTGGTGCCGGAGCTCCTAGCTCTTGTCCTGTAACAGTGTCAGGTGCTGTTCCGTCACCGCCGTCTTCGCCGCCAGCACCTTCAGGTGCTTCATCCTCTATTCCGCCTAAGTCATCTGCAATTCCTGCACTACTAATTCCTGCGTCGCGCATTTCTGAATTTGCATCTCCTGGAATTGGCTCAAGATTTTCTTCGTTTTCTTCGCGCCATAGACGTTCGTTCTCTGCAAGTTCTTCTTCTGACAATCCTAAGAAGCGTTGCATTGCAAAGCGATTTGAAATATAAGGAATAGCACTCATCTGTGTGTATGTTGGTACACGAGCATTATCAATTTCAGCTTGTCTATAACTTGCAAAGTTTTGCGGTGGTTGAAATTTAAGATCAAACATTGCAGTGTCAATGTTTACACCTTTTTCGAGTAAGTAGCGTTTAAACTCTGTGTCAAACTCTTCAACAACTAAGTTTTGCAAACGTTCACAATAGGTATTAAAGCGTAGCTCTTGGATATAAGCTGTTCCCACTCTGCCATCATTATATTGCGAAGCTGAATCATCTGCTCCAGTTGGTAAGTACGAACTTGGGATACGTAAGCCGCGTACCAACTTATTAGTAAAGTATCTAAGGTCATCAATCTCTCCTAAGTTTGTACCGCCTGGAAGTGTTTCAACTTTAGAACCTCTACCTTCTGCTGTTTGAGGGAAGAAGTAGTCTTCGTTGATTGACAAGGGGTTATATGAACTGTCTATAACATTTTGGCCGCCCCCTGTTGACGATGGGATACGTCTTTGATGTATTTCCGTTTTGACACGCTCGACAAATTGCATAGCAAGGTGACTTGGCATGTTACCCACATCAACGTAGAATACTCTGCGCTCAGGCGCACGTTGTACTCGATAGATAATAATCGCATCTTCAAGTAATTCTTTTTGTTTGTAAACTTTAAAAATAGTTTCAAGTAATGAATTACCAAATGGATAATTGTTATCTAAACCTTCACTTAGACTTAAATGCACAACGTGATCGGCATCAACTGTAAATTCACTATCATCAGTTGTAAATCTTGATCCGCTCATACTAGACTGCGGACCTACCATACCTTTGGCTCCGCCTCCGCCTACTGTGCTTGAACTACTATACTGTCCGCCGCCTGCAGGGCTCATGTTGCCGTTGTTTACATATGGAGTTGTTGCAATGCCGTCTTTAAAATTAAAGTTTACATTTCTAATAACATATTGCTCAGGAATTTTACCTTCTGATTCGTTTACAATAATTCGTGTTACGTTTGCAGGATCAACATGAAACCATTTTTTAGTTTCTGGATCTCGTAAGAAGAACTGATCTCCCATTTTAAATACGTTGCGTAATATTCTAAATATCTTTGTTTCAAAGTGTTGTAGTTTATTCCACTGTTGCAAATACTGCCCAATAATAGTAATCTCACTATTAGTTGCAGTTTTGCCTCTGTAGTCTACAAGGAACGGAGTATTGTTTTGTTTATTCTTTTGTGTGCAAAATTCAGCAAGAATATCAAGTGCAGCATTAACTTCACTGTCTTGATCCATAGTATTGTATTGTCCGTAGCGTTCAACACGATTAGGAGAGCCTACATAAACATCAGGCAAATAACTTGAATAATTAGAGCGAGCAGGGCCAGCCATATTACCATTACCTCGACTGGTCAGCGGCGAATAGCTACCGTTTTGATTATCTCCTGTGGGTACTGGAGTAAAATATTTTTTCCAACTCATTTATTTTCCTTAACGTCCAACACTACTTACATTGCCTCGGGCTAAATTGCTTCCTACTATATTTCTTGTATTGCGTTCAACACCTATATCAATGTCACGCATCTCTCTTAATAATACTAGGACCTGATGCATAGTGTTATTTAACTGTTCTGTGCTCTGACTTGTACCGCTTGTGGATGCACTAATGCCACTTAAAAGCTCTCCTGCGTCTGCTCTACTTGTAAACGTTGTATCATTATCTTGAGACAACTCTTCGTTTAACTTGTTTAGAGCTTCGACTAATCCTTCTACTGCTTCAGTATAGTTTCTAACTGACGATACGTCAAGTGATTTTAGTGCGTCTATGTTGTCTTGTAGTGTAGGATTATTAACGGTTGCTAATTCTGCTGTTGAAAGAGGTGTTGCACCATTAGAATTAGCGTTACCGTTGGCAGCATCAGCAGCAATTTCATCTGGACTACGTCCTAGTAACCCAAATGTTAATCCGTTTATTACACTACTACCAGCGTTTCCAAAACTTTCGCCCATGCTTGCATTTGGATCAGCATTGAATCCTGATACTGCATCAAACGCACCCATTGCACCAGCAGCAATAAGTCCAACACCTGGAATAAATTTTGCGCCACGGCCTGCTAACCGAGCAAGTCTGCCTAATTTACTTCCGCCTGCGTCTGGTAATCGTGTAAATCTTCCAGTTTTAGGATCTCGGCCTACAGTTGGTCCCGGTGCAGTAGTTGTAGAAGGTCTCATTGCATTTCTTGCTGCGCCAAATGCTGCCGATGCACCAGCAACCATAGCAGCAGAAAGTGGGCCGCCTGCAACAAATAGAGCTGCTGCGCCTGCTATCATTGTTTGTGTAAAGAGACTTTGGTCACTCCACCAGGCTTTTACACCTTCAACTATAGCATCTCCAGCAGCTGATAATAGTGGAACTATTGCAGTTTCGATAAGGCCTCCTGAGCGATCTCTTTCTTGTCCAGGCATAAGTGGCCCTTGTATTTCTGTACCTAAGAAGAAATCTTTTATCACTCCAGATATAACATCAAGCGGATTTTTAGATGGATCTTTAAGGTTGTTAATAAACTCAAGTATACCAGGAGCAAGTGTATTGTTTATATAATCGCCTACTTTTGTAATTGCAGACATAAATCCACTTTCACCTAACGGTTCGCCAGCTTCGTCAACTGGTCCGCGTATAGCTTCGACCAATGCACTTAATGCAGGTGTAACTGCTTCCATCAGAGGAGTAATAATGCTGGTTTGAAATGCTGATTGCATCTGTGTTATTGTTGAATAGAAATCTGCCATAATTTTTGTTTCGGCGGCACGGGCGGCTGCTTCGGCGGCTGCGGCATCCATACCTGCTTGTGCTGCTGCTACATCTAGACGTCCTCGTTCGTCTAGATAAGCGTCCATTTTTAATCCTGAATTAGCAAAAATTTCATTTAGTGTAGCTGGTAAACCTTCTCCGCCAGCAGCAGCAACTTCAAGTAGTGTGCCAAGTCTAGCAGAGGCAGCATCCATACCTTGCATAACAGCAAGCTGTCTGTCTAATGACTGTTGTTCAAAATCAGCAGTTTTGACATTTTTATCATACACTGCATCAAGACCTTGGCCAAATACATTGAACGCTTCGCCGAATTGTGATTGATACAGAGCCATACCTTCAGTTAGAGGCGGCATGTTTAAAAATTGTTGTTGTAATGCTCTTACTGCATCTGGACCGGCAGATTGTGCATCTGCCATTAGTAGATTGAACTTATCACGTTCATCTTCAGTCAGAGTAGCAAGCTTCTTTTGCATTGCAATATCCATTTGCGCTACTGCAATCTTTTCTTGTTGACTTTTGACATCTTGACCTGTTAGTTTAGCAAGAGTCAACAAGTTTTTGGTGTACCCAGCTGCGGCTGCCGCTTGTTGTTTAGCAGACTGCTGTTGTCCTCGTTCGGTTCTACTACCAGCTCGTGTTAGATATTGGTAATCGATCAACGCTTCGTTTATATCTTGGAAGTTTAAACCCATATTCAGCAAGTCAGTTCTATTTGAACCAAGAGCTTTATTGAGCTTGACCATTTGCTGAGCACCTTGCGTTGCTGTGCCACCAAATGCTGCAAGTTTTTCACTATTTGCAACCACCATCGAAGTAAACTCGTCTAATGGCATCATAGCGCCTGCGGCTGTATTTCTTAGTTCAACAAGACTGTTGTTGAATGCAGCACCCGCCTGGGCAACATTTTGAAATGCAGTAAACGTATTATCAAACAATCCGGTTAGAATACCAAGCTGGTTTCCTATCAGCGGCAATTGACTTGCAAATGCAGTCATCGAAGTTTCACCGTTGATGAACGCTCTAGTCATTTCAGTGCCACTTCTTGCAAGAGCACCAAACGTTGACAATAGTGCTCCGCCTGCTGCGCTGCTGAGTTTCTTGAGTGCGCTAGTAGCTACATTTAGTGTTTTGGTATTCTTCTTTTGGGCATCCCTGTGTTTTGTACTAACTTTAATAGTATCTTCTGTTGCCGTACTCAGTGCTTTGAGTTTTTTGTTAACATCTTTAGGATCAATGCCGGCTTTTCTTGCCATCTTTTCTGTGACACTTAATAGATTGGCAAGAGTTACTTCACTTGCAACTCCTTCACCACCTACATTACCAATGTTTACTTCTTCAGCCACTATTTAATCCCTAAGTTATGTGCGCATATAAATAAGATAGATACATACTTATACATTGTATTTATACGGAGAGCATCATGCCAGAATTTAACCCTGCGGAATTTAACACTAATATTGAGCAAAATCCTTTGCGTAAATATTTTCGTCAACCTAAAGTGTACATTACACTGCCTTCACGTGGAAAATTTTATCCAGAAGGTGTATTAAATATGCCAGAAACTGGCGAATTACCAGTGTTTGCAATGACAGCAAAGGATGAATTAATTATTAAAACTCCAGATGCTTTACTTAATGGTCAAGCAACAGTCGATGTTATTAAAAGTTGTATTCCAAATATTACTAACCCGTGGCTTATGCCTAGTGTTGACCTAGACGCTTGTCTTGTAGCAATAAGAATTGCTACGTATGGTGAAAAATTAGATATTACTACAAGAGTTCCTGTTCTTGGTGAAGAAAGAGAATTTAGTGTAGATCTAAGACAAATTTTAAATAAACTTGTAACTCCAGAATACGAAAATATATTAAAGTTAAATGATATTAACGTAGAGTTAAAGCCTCTCAGCTACAAAGAATTTACCGATAGCAATTTAAAAACTTTTGAAGAGCAACGTATCTTTAGTTTAGTTAATGACGATAATATGGATGACTCAGAAAAACTTAGTAGGTTTAGCGAAAGCTTTAAAAAGCTTACAGACCTAACTGTAAATATGTTGAGTAAAAGTATTGCTAAAATCCAAATAGGCGACGACGAAGTAACATCTCAATCTCACATTGAAGAATTTGTTGATAATGTTGATAAAGAATTTTTTAAAGGTATAACTGACCATTTAGAACAACAACGTAAAAAGTTTGCAATTGAGCCTATTAAAGTAAAAAGTAATGAGGAAGATGTTGCCGCTGGCGTTCCAGAAGAGTGGGAAGTACCAGTAACATTTGATCAATCAAATTTTTTCGAATAAGGATCTTAGCTTGGCCAGTGGCTGAGATCCTACAAGAAGTTAAAAACTACGAAAATCAACAAAAAGAACTTAAATCAGAAATAATGAGACTTTGTTGGTATATGCGTGGCGGCATAACACTAGACGAAGGATTTTGTCTATCTTTCGAAGATCGGCAGTTGATCAATGACATTATCAAAGACAACTTAGAAACAACTAAGAAAACTCAGATGCCATTCTTTTAAGCTTGTGGCTTTATTCTTACTCTTGGCTTTGATGACGGAGCAGGTTGCGCTTTAGCTGCTGGCTTTCTAGCGTTAGCAGAAATGTCTTTTTCAAGAGCAGCAAGTAAACGTCTTTTCTCTTTCATATTAAGTTGAGCAAACGCATCTTTAGTTTGAGCATACACAGTCTTTAATACTTTAGGATCAGTTGCCGGCTGTTCAGCTTTATCAGCAGCGCCTGCAACATTCTTACCACCCATTTTATCTTTAACTAACGTAGTAAAGATTGTTTGAATTCTTTTTGAATCCATAGGCTGTTTAGCATCAATTTTTTTAGTGTCTACTTTTTTAGATTGTAAAAATTGAATAACATCATCAGTAGTTGCAGTTTTAAATTTCTTGCCTTGAGTCCCTAACATACTTGCAAATTCAGTTGTTAAGTCTTGCACTGTTTGCTTTAAATCAGCAGCACCTGCTTTCTCAGCTCTCTTAATAGCTCTGCCTTGTTTAGTCAGAGGTATAAATTCATCAAGCTGTGATTCAACAAGTAAGTCATTCATTTTCATCGTGGTATTCCTTAATACTGTAATGTATTTATTTAACTGTTTGAATATCTACTTCGTAGATATTAGTTTTCGCTAACGCTCAAACTACATATACTTCGTTTTAATTAAATGATTTATATATGAACAAGCAATATTACGAATGTAATATTGTATTAATTTCATGTAGATTGTTTCAGTCAGACGGAACCTGTTACGGCCCCGTCGTCTAAAAAGATATAACTTCATGTGAGTCTTATCCAGCCATAGACATTGGAAGTAGGTGTTTGTTATACTGCTACACAATGGGCTCTGACCTTTCCCAACCTACGTCGACATCGTTGTTTCCAACTACCTCTCGCTTCGTTCCTGTTGCTAAAGAGTTTTTATGTGTAATGTGCAGTTTTTCGACAGCCAACAATCTATCTATACCAACCTGTGAGCCCAATTTGTTTGATGGCTTCCTCCCTCTGGGGAGTCGATCAGTATGTTACGTGTGCTCCTATACGGTAGCTTTTTCCACAGCGGTATTTTCGAACTAGCCCGCCAACCTTATGTGTTGGATTGTTTTGCCTGGATGTGATGTTCTAGCAATGCCTGTTTGAGTTTGTCTGAGCCGCCAACTCTAACATTAATGATTCCATTGTAGTAATCATCTGTTTCGAGTACTCTACGATCAAACTGTTCTCGTGCCTCTATGTAGGACATTTCGCCTCTACCTTTACATAGGTATAATATTTCTCTTGTAAACTTATCTTCGCCTAGTGCCGCTACGTCTGCATTTAATCTATCACTGGATCCGTAATAGTCTCTCCAGTCGCTTTCTTTGTAGCCGCGTCTTTTATTTTTCTTGCCTTTTAGGGGTGGCTTAGTAGTTTTAAACTTTGCTAGTTTCTTGCCTATGTATTTTTGGCCTGTAGTGGTATTGGTAATAAGATAAACAAATCCTTCATACTCGTCTGGTATAGTGTCAATTGTTTGTCCTCGGTAAGTCCACTGCATGAGTATACTTACCAGTGCCTGACTTATTTTAATTACTTTCTGGTTTGCCTTGTTGTGTTGTGTTTTTCATGTATTTCTTCTGCACGTTCTTTTGCTAATGCTCGAATATCGCGCAAGCATCTTCGTACTGTGCGATGTGTCCGCACACTGTTCATCTTTTCAAACTTCTCGTTTGCTTTAAAATAATCTAGATACGCTTTTATAAGCATATCATGTACGTCATCTTCTATCATTCCACTACCTCCAAGTCATTTGCATAACTTGTAAATCCATTTTCTTTTACAACTCTCAACACATGATTAACACGACCGATAAGTTCGTCCTTGTGCGAGATAAGATAGATGTTTTTGCTACGCTCTCTTGCCATCTTCTTGAGGACACTTAAACTATTTTCAACACCAGCAGTGTCCATGCCACTGTCGATAAGCTCGTCAATGAACAACAAGTTGATATTTTGATACAAGCTTTCCCAAACATCACGGAACGCAAAGCTGAGACCTAAGATAAGTCTGTTACGTTCGCCACGTGACAAGTTGTCAAAGTCTAAGTCCTGTCCTAGTTGAGTAATCTCAACATTCAAATCGTTTTGGAACAACACTTGATGTGGCAATCCTAGTTTGTCAAGATAATATGTAAGTCTATTGTTCAAGTACGCTAAGTTTTGATCAATAATCTTTTTTCGAATAAAACTATCTTTGTTTGTTAGCAACTTGAGCAAGAACTCTTGGTGTTCTTTGTAACTTGTAAGTTCGTTAACACTGTTCCAGTCTACTTTTTGAATAGCAGTTTCTTCTAGCTCAACAATTTGTGCAGCATATGGATCAGTTTCTTGACTTTTATCTTCAAGAGCTTTCTTTAGATTGTCTACATTGCTTCTGTGTTCGTATGCTTCTTTAGCAGTGTCATAGAATGTAGTGGGCTTACCGTTGATGTCACCAATTTCTTCAAGAGCAAGTGCAACATCTTTTACTTTTCCAGTAATTTCTGTTTGATAAGCAATAGCATCTTCTAGTTCCTTGCCTTTACGTTCTGCAATCTCTGCTTTTTTGTCTGCATGAAGTTCTTGACCACAAGTATAACAAGTAGCATCTTCTAGTTCTGCAATATCTTTTTCTGCTTTGGTTACACTTTTGTCAGCACGTTGCAGTGCAGGCTCAAGTGTGCCTAATTCTTTTCTAAGAGCAAGGATGGCATTGTTATGCTCAGTCCAGTTTGCTAATTTTTCGTGTGCATCCAGTTCAGTTTCAATGTCTAACTTCTCTAATTCTTCAATTGCACCTGCAAGTTTGTCTTGATCTTGCTTGTTCTTTGCAATCCATGCACGTTGTGTTCTTCTAAGTCCGTCGATGCTACCTTCAATCTTCTCATTAGCTGTTTGAATAGCGTTGATCTTTAGAGTTTCTTCAGTGATAGCATCTTTTGTCTGACGTGTTTGTTCTTTTAGTGCATCAGCCTTCTCTGAAAGGATAGTAATACCTAACAACTGTTCAATAATCTGTCTTTGATCGTTAACTCTCATACTCAAGAACGGTTCTGTGTAGGTATTCAGTGCAACAATGTGCTTAAACATGTCATGACTCATGCCTAACAGTGTGTTTACATCGTCTTGTGTCTGTCTACTGTCGCCTTGTGACTCATCTACCAACTTTTCTTGATCATTCATATAGAATTTAAAGATATTTGGTGAACGTCCACGTTCAATACGATAATTATTGCCGTCTTTTTCAAATTGAAGCGTAACTAACATGCCTTTTGAGTTAGTTTTGTTAATAAGATTGTTACGTTTGATATTAGTTAACGCTTGTCCATATAATGCATAGCTCAATGCGTTAATAATAGTAGTTTTACCAGTACCATTACGTGATCCACTGTCATCGCCACCTTGATCTAAGTTCTCACCTAGTACAAGTGTTAATTGTTCGTGGTCAAAATCTACTGCTTGAGTCTGATTGCCCACACTCATGAAGTTTTTTACGGTTAAGTCTTTGATCTTAATCATTTAGTGGTCTAATCCATTATAAATCTGTAGCAACATACTTTTATCATAGTTGTTAGTGTCTAGTTCTGCAATTTCGTTGCTTACTATTTGATCTACACTTTCAAACTGTGCAATATCAAGCTCTGTACTCATTTCTTCTAGTTGTTTTTGCGGAATCAGTGTAATTTCGCGACATCCGTAGTTGTTAATGAATGTTTCTTTGATAAAACTTGCTTCTTCGTAGCTAATAGGCAAGTCAAGTGTTACACGCAGGTACATTTTACTCTTAATAAAGGTATCTGCATTGTCAATCAAGTGACTAAGGGTAACAGTACGGTACTTAGGACAATCAGGCCAGTTAATAAACTCTGGTTCTAGGTTATTTTCCTTGTCAAGTATCATCATACCACGGTCGTCATCGCCTACATCAGCATAATTGTGCGGAAATGCATTGCCGATATAGTGAATAGCACCTTGTTTTTGTCTTTTGTGGAAGTGTCCGCTAAAAACATAGTCTTGATGCTTAAAATGCTCAGGTTTTAAGTCACCGTGATCTGGCATACGCACTAGAGCGTTCATATAGAAGCTAGGAAGTTCAAAGTGACCAAACAAATACTTTGTTTTTATGTCACTCATCTTCTTCCACTCGTCTCCAACCAGCCAAGGAACAAGTGCAACGTCATCTTCAATAAGAATTTCGTCTACAAATGTAATTCCTGGAATGTGTTTAGCAAAAGCAGTACTGTTAACGTCACGTTTGTCTTTATAATACAAGTCGTGATTACCATCAAAGAAGTAAAACTTCTCAAATGCAGCACCTAGCTTCTCCATGCTTCTGATTGTTGCATCCATAGTGGTAAGATTAAGTGAATTACGATTGTGATGCCAGTCTCCGCAAAAGATGCCAGTCTCGCAACCGGCAGCTTGTGCTTGTTCTATATACCAATCAATAAATTCTTCGCAATCTTCGTTATGAACACGACTATTGCCCTTCAAACCAAAATGGATGTCCGTAAACACCGCAGCTTTTTTAAACAAAGAGTATCCTCCATATATACTTGTTAAAGTATATAGTAAATATTAACAGTTGTCAACCTATTTTTTGGCATTTGTGTATTCTGTTAATGGTGCTTCTTCGTTTCGCTTCACACTTGCTTCCCATTCGCCTGCATTTTGCCGCGTGTAACTTGGATTCAAGTCGTTCATTTCAAGAATGTCATCTCTAATATTTTGATTGCGTTTTTCTATGTTGATAACACGAACAAAACTATTAGTAACTGCTGCTGTGTAGTAAGCAAACGGATTATCTGACTTAGATTCATCAAATTGTAGTCCAATTTGTGAAAGTTGCAAGATAGCTTGACCTTTCATTTCGTCATTGTAAGTGTAACCACGAACATTGCCGCGAGTAGCATAACGATCAACAAGTTTTAACCACATCATAGCAAGTTTGTCTGTTGCTTTACCATGTTGATGACTAAAATGTCCGTTGTCCATGCCGCCTACCCAGTGACTTTTGCCTACTAGTACAATTTCGCCTTCGTCGTTATATTTGTAATGTTGAAAGGGAGGAAACGGAAGTTTAACTCGTGTATCGGCAACAGTCTTTGGGTTCTTTTTACGACCTGGCTCTTCTGGAATATGATCAAACGTCATTACACGGAAGATTAGTTCTTCTTTTGTAATTTCAGATGCAAGTGTTTCGCACTCTGCTTGCTTAACCTTCTCCCCGAGTCCTTTACGACGTTCGTATTCAGCAGATGATAGCTTTTTTGCTTTGTTACGCTTTGCTTCTGCAACAGTCAAACGGTTAATTTTGTCAACACTTGGCAGAATAATATCGTAATCTGCATATTCTGGTGCAAGATAGCTGTTGAATTGATTTTTTGATTTGTGTATTTCTTTAAGTATATCTTTATTATTCAGATAATTTTTAGGTCTCATTGACATCTCCGGTTATGTTATATATATTATAATATACTCTGTTAATTTTGTCAACTAAATAGTAGTGTAGGAGATACGATAATTATGCCGTTTAAAATTAATTTCGATGCAAGCAACTTTGTTAGTAGTATTGTCAGCGATGCAAAAAGTGCTGTTAAAGGCGCAATTGGTGATACCATTAATCAAAAGTTAGGCAGTCTCGGCCCACTTGGAAAACTTGCTGCAACATTTATCAACCAAACTGGCGGCTTCAACAGCGGCGGACCAAACAATAGAACAATATCACGTGCTATAATTTCGTCTAACAATTCAGTTTCGGATGCAAGTGACTGGCGTGTTAGTATTAGTGTTCCTGACGTTATTCTAGACAACGGTGACATACTAGCACCATTGAGGGAAGCTAGCGGGTCAAGTGCATTTAATACAGGAAACAGAATGATATTTCCGTTTAACCCTACAGTACTATTAAGTCATAGTGCAAACTACAGCCAAATACAACCTACACATACAAATTATCCTTACAATGCATATGAAAATAGTCAAGTTGATGCAATTACAATCACAGGCGAATTTTATCAAGAAAACGAAAACGATGCAAAGTATTGGATTGCATGTTTGCACTTTTTAAGAAGTGCAACTAAAATGTTTTATGGTAACAGTTATCCTTTAGGCAATCCGCCAGTAGTTTGTAGACTAAACGGTTATGGTAAACACGTTTTAAACAATATTCCTGTTGTAATTACAAACTTTACAACAGATTTACCAGTTGATGTAGATTATATACAGTGTACAGTAAATGGATTGCCAAACTATGTTCCTACACAAAGCTCTATTACAGTTACATTACAGCCACAGTATGCAAGACGTTCACAGTCAGGATTTAGTTTAAATCAATTTGCAAGCGGCGGGCATGTTAATGGCGATGAAGGATTTGTATAATGGAAAAAAATAGTTTAAGCCCGTATGCAAGAACGCCAATTAATAGAAACGGCTATCTAGATATATTATCTCCTAGACCTGTTCCTGTAAATCAGAATGATATATCTTTTGTAATTACAACTGAATTTACATATCGTCCAGATTTGTTAGCACACATTACTTACGGTAAAAAAGAATTATGGTGGGTATTTGCACAAAGAAATTTAGATACATTAAAAGATCCTATTTTTGATTTTGTAGCAGGTACAGAAATATATCTACCAGATCCAGCAGCATTACGCAATACATTAGGATTCTAATATGGCATTTAATTTAGGTGCATCTTTAAAAAGTAATTTAAAATCGTCAGTTGTAAACACTGTTAGTCAGCGCATTAGTTCTGCTGTATCAGGTGTCAATAGTCAATTAATTAATTCAGCATTATCGGGCGGTGACATCAAAGGTGCATTATTAGGTGCAGCACAAGGTGCTCTAGGAAATCAATTACTTGGCGGCATACAAACTAAGTTAGGCGGCTTAATTGCTAATGCAGAAGAACTAACGGGATTACAAAATAATGCTCTAAAAATTGTAGAACGTGGTGTAGCAGACTTAGCAGGTATAGTAGGCGGCGAATACGGATTACAATTAGAACAATTTAGAGAATTATCTGAACGCAGTGTTGCTGTTGATACCTTTTTAGATAGTGGGTTTAGACCTTCTTATAAAGGAGATGATAGTTCTGCAAGCAAAATACCTAATCCTCTAAGAAATCACAATGGATTTAATTATTTTATAACACTAGGAGTTCTTGATCCTACAGAATATAACAATCCGGAGCTGTATAGAAGTGCAGGCGGCTTTAAAAATTATGTAATACAAAGCAGTGGCGGAAATTTAAACAAGCGTTATCAAGTGTTTGACGAAACAGGCGGCGGATCAAGTGATCACGCAGAATATTATATTGACGATATTAATTTAGATAGTATTGTTGCTCCAAATCCAAATACTAGATTAACATTGGGCACTAGTTTAACATTTACTGTTATTGAACCTTATAGTATGGGAAATTTTATTCAAGCAGTTATTGGATCTGCAAGCGCCGCTGGATATAGTGGCTATACTCAAGCACCGTTTTGTTTGAAAATTGATTTTGTTGGATGGAATCAAGACGGTTCTACTGATGCAAACTTTATAGGACAACCGATGTTCGTGCCTATACAAATAATCAATATGGATTTTAATGTTTCAGGTCAAGGCAGTAAATATGAAGTAAAAGCAGTACCAATGAGCGAAACAGGGCTTTCTGATAATATTAATAAAATTAATAGTTCTGTTCGAGCTGCTGGCACATTATGTCATGAAGTGTTGGAAACAAACGATCAATCGTTAACAGGGTCGATAAATAGAGCAATCGAAGATCTAGAAGAAGCAGGCGCACTTGCACCGTATGATAGATATGTAATTTGTTTTCCAAAAAATAGACAACTCTTACACGCGGCATTAACTGCTGGTAATGTTGACGAATCGGCATTCACTACATCACCAGAAGAACAAGAAGCAGAACGTAGAGGTTATACAGGACCAGATGATGGATTGCGCGGTTCGTTTAGTCCTACAACTATAACAGTTACTAAACCCAGCCAAACGTATGCTATATTAAAAAGTTTTGCCGAAGACACCAATCAAATGAATGCAATTGGAATAAGTCCAATAAATCAAGACACTAATGCACCCGGGTCATCAGGAGAAGCAGAGCCGGCAGCAGCAACTGATCCAGAATCTGGACTTGTTGATCCTGGTAATCAAGCAACACAGCCTATTGATAAGACTAGAGAACTACAATTTAATCAAAACGAGCGAATAACAGATATTATCGAAAAAACTATAATGCAATCTGAATATGCTGCTGAACGTGCAACTCAAGAAACTACAAACGGATTAAACAAATGGTTTAGAATTGACACTCATGTTTATTTTGATGAAAGCCCGTTGACTGAAGCAACAATGGGCCGCCGTCCAAAAGTTTATGTATATAGTGTTATCGAATACGAAGTAGACGAAGCAGTTACAATTAATAACAACAAACGTGCGACAAATAACGCTGGCCTAAGAAAGATGGCAGTGAAAGAATATAATTATATCTACACTGGCAAAAATGAAGATGTATTAAATTTTAATATTAATTTTAATAATGCATTTATGATGGCAGCATATGCAGATTTAGGCATGAATACTGCGCCCTTGCGTGATCCAGACGGAGCAAAAACTACTTCTTCAGGGAATGGAACAGACAGTGGCACAACAACTATGCAAACAGGAGATTTAAACTCTGCAAATGAAGCAATGGGCGGAACACAACAGATTACACAAGTAGCACTTCCGTCAGCCACCGGCAGCAATGATATCCGACGTAAAATTGCAGAAGTTTTTAATGATAAAATTACAAATATGACTGTAGATATGGTTACTGCGGAAATGGAAATAATGGGAGACCCGTATTTTATTCCACAACAAACAGGCAATCATGTTGCAGACAAAGGATCGAGCCCGAGTATAATGCAAGACGGTACTTTAAATGCGTTGGATCAATCAGTATTTTGTGTAGTAAATTTTAGAACTCCATTTGATTACCAAACAAAAGGAGCTACTATGGAATTCCCTCAGCTTGTTCCAGGTTTTAGTGGAATATACCAAATATGGGCAGTAGTTAATAACTTTAATCAAGGCAAGTTTACACAGACTCTTAAAATGATTAGACGCAGAGGTCAAGATGACGAAGCAACTACAGGTCCAAGCGGTGTAGTACAAGTTGATAATTCAGCAGCATTGAATAAAGATGGCGTACAATCAGACGGAACAGTTGGAGCATCAGCAACACCTGGGACCGATTGCGAACCTGCCCCTTCGCAAGACGATATAAGAAATTTAATGCCAGCAATTGATAATAAAATGAGCATGGATAATGCTGCAACACAGCAAGCACTGGAAACTGCACTTTCTAGTGCAACAAATGTATTAGGAAATATCGGTGCAGGACTTGAACAGGGTATAACAGGTACTCTTAATGAGATTACTGGAATTTCAGACAAAGCACTTGTTGCAATAGGCAGCGTATCAAGTGCAAGAATAAGAGGAGCATTACCTAATATAAGACCTGGCGACGAAACAAATGCACTTGATGCACTTGCTGCTGATCTTGAGATAGTTAATAAGGCAAGAGATGCTGCTACAGGTGCAGTAAATAATAAAATAAATTCAGTAACAGATGCAGCCAAAAATCGTGTTAGAAGTTTGTTAGGATAATACTATGTCAGAAGAAGATGTCGGCTTACCAGAAGAAAGCAGTAATAAGTTAGATCAAACAAATGCAGTTCCTGTAAGTACTGAAGGTCCTTGGAAAAATTCTGAAGATATGTGGACTTTTCAAAACTTTGCAGATATGGAAAAATATGGTCCAGATATTGTTAGTGGAAAACCTGGTAGTAGTGCAACAGTAGTATTAGTTATCGATAATGAAGATGCTGGACTGCCGAGTTATCAAAAAAACAAACACTACTGGATTTTAGAAAATGCAGATTACGACGCTGGATTTGTACAATTATATTTTCGACATAGTGTAGAATATTTTTCTATTCTAGTAGAAGAAGGTTCTGCAACTATGGAAGATTTCAAAACCGAATCAAATTTAAACTTCTTAGGCTCTGGCAGAATAAAAGTTGATACATTTCAGGGTTATCCTATCTATATTAGAGATCCGGCAATCGATGACAATCGTCCAGAATCACAGACTGGGTCTACTACCGGAGCAACTACAGGCACAACAGTTGAAACAACCACTACTGCAAAACCAGGCGCCGCAGGCGTTGTTACAGAAAGCCAAACCATACCTGCAGAAGTTGGATTAGATGCATTTGGAGGTGCAGGACCGGCAGTTACAGAAGCTGATGTCAGCTTAGATGCATTTGGAGGTGCAGGACCGGCAGTAGTATCAGGAGCTACTGGAAAAATTGAATCAGACGGTCCAAGACCGTGTTTACCACAAAATATGGGATCAGGTTCAGGCGCAACTCCGCCTGCGTCAGTGCCTTATGATGATGCTATATTAAGACAAGCTAGAGCAGCAGCCGCTGCACCTGCATCAGTAATTCCTAGTGCCAGAGGAGGCAGAGGCAACGGGGCAGCTGAATTAGCGCAACGTAGAGCAGATGCTGCTGCTACAGCAACAGCGCCTACTACAGTTACACAGCCTCCGTCGACTCCTACAAGTTCAGCTACAGCAAAGCCACGCCCTCCAAACGTATATATATACGAGCCTATCACTCCAGGATTTGATAGATATGATTTTAATACAGGAAAAAAAGTGTATACTCCTAACAACGGACCAAGTAGAAATAATAGCGGACAAACTGTAACACCATCACAAGGCCCGTCGACTATGTCGTCTGCTGCTAGTGCAGAAGCAGCAGGATTTGGCTCTTCTCAATACGGTGAGTTTGGCCCACCAGTAACTGCACGTAATCCAAGACAAACAGGACCATTTTAAAAATGTCAAACGGAAATTATACAAGAACTACTAGTTCGCAAACAACTGGATTTAGAAATTCAGGTCCCTATGAAGCTATTGTAGTTAATAACTTAGATACAAAATATATGGGCGGACTTGTTGTTGAATTATTGCGTTACACTAGTTCAGGTGGCACGCCTGAACGTAGCGGACAACTATTAAACGTAAAATACCTTAGTCCTTTTTACGGAGTCACTCCAAATGCTGCACTTACTGCAAATGACGGATATGAGCATACACAAAAAAGTTATGGCATGTGGATGGTTCCGCCAGACGTAGGCACAAAAGTTCTTGTAATCTTTGCAGAAGGCAATCCTAATTTTGGTTATTGGATAGGATGTATACCAGCAGATTATATGAATTTTATGGTTCCTGATGGCAGAGCATCAACTGAAAATACAACAGGAATAACGCCTCCAAGTTTAAGAGGACGCAAATTGCCAACAGGCGAGTACAACAAAGCAATTGAAACTGGCTCAAGAGTTGATCCTACTCTTTTTGAAAAACCTTACAATAAAGATTTTGCAGAAACTCTTGAAATACAAGGATTGCTAAACGACGAAATTAGAGGAACAACCACAAGTAGTGCAAGACGAGAAATACCAAGTATGGTATTTGGTATAAGCACACCTGGTCCTAAGGATCGCCGAGACGGATCGCCTACATCAGAAATCGGCACCAAAGGACAGAAAGTTTCTTCTCCATCTAATAGATTAGGCGGCTCGTCAATTGTAATGGATGATGGCGACGAGCGTTTTGTACGTGCAACACATGCAGAAGACGGCCCACCAATTTATAAAAACAAAGGCGCAAACGAACCAGGCGGCGACAGAACTATACCCCAAAATGAATTATTACGTCTAAGAACACGTACTGGTCATCAGATACTAATGAATAATTCAGAAGATTTGATTTATATCGGAAATGCTCGCGGCACTACTTGGATCGAAATGACCAGTGATGGTAAAATTGACATCTATGCACACGATAGTGTTAGTATTAGCACTGATAATGATTTAAACATTAATGCTGAACGTGATATAAACATGGAAGCAGGAAGAAATGTTAATATCAAAGCAGCAGGGCGTAATACTTCTGGAGTAGAATCTGGCAGAGTACAGATTGAATCTAAAAATAATTTTAACCTGCATGTTGGTAAAGATAGTAAAATTACTGTAGGACAGAATCAACATATAAAAGTAAAGGCAAATCAATATATTGATACTACTGGAAACTTACATATCAAAACAGAACAAGATAATAGATTAACATCGACCAGCGGCAATACTTTTATTAACAGTGCAAAAGAACATAGAGAAACTGCAATATATGTACATATGAATGGACCAACTGCACCAGTTGCAAGTCCTGCAAGTGAGGTTCGAACTTTAACTGTAAACACATTACCGAAGGTAAAACCAGGCGGCCAAATATCAAGTGTTGAAAGTATACTTGCAAGGTCACCACAACATGAGCCTTGGCCTCATCATGAAAATTTAGATCCGTTGTCGTTTAAGAAAATTCAAACAGATAGAGACGCACCTGGAGCACTTCCTAGTGCAGATCGTGTACTTACTCCGGATACCTTTAACAAGAATTTACAAGGTAGAAAGTCAAGTGCATTTGTGCAAGGAAGCGGCGGCAACGTTAGCACAGGAAATGCAGGTCGTCCAGGCAGCAATGGACAACCTGGTGTACCACCTGGTGATTATTCAAGCGATTATACATTCGATGATAATATTGGTGCATTGAGTGAGCGGTATGAATCTCGAGGCAATCCTGCAATTATAGGCTGGGATAGCACAGGCGGCTGGAGTTACGGAAAATATCAATTAGCAGCAAACACCGGATCATTAAATGAATTCCACAATTGGTTAGCTACCGCTCATCCTGATTTAGAATCACAATTAGCAGCAGCCGGCGGGCCTACCGGCGCAAGAGCAGGCACAGATGCATACAAGGCAGCATGGGCACAGGTTATGGGAACAGCCGCAGGCAGCGCAGCACAAAGCGAATATGCAGGGATACAATACTATCTTCCTGGCATTAGACGAATTAAAAATGGAACAGGACTTGATCTCGAATTACGATCTTCAACTGTAAATCAAATGGGTTTTTCTACATCAATACAACACGGCGCTGGGGGTGCATCAAGCGTGTTTAGAAATGCATTAGAAACTTTAGGGTATCCGCCAAACACTCCTACCGCAACAGAGCCTACTGATGCTGCACTAATTAGAGCAGTTTATGCCCAACGACGAGCAGGAAACGGTGCAAGATATTTCCCCAGTAGTACACAAGCAGTTAGAAATAGTGTTGTTAACAGATTTCACAATGAAGAAGCAGATGCACTTAGAAGTTTAGAACAAGAAATTGCAGAAGCACAAGCAAATCCTCCAGTGTCAGATCCAACGGATAATAGTGCTGCTACAAGATCAGTTACACCTACAAGTAATGCACAATAATTAAGGTAAATATAGTATGAGCCAATTAGAAAAAAACTTATATAAACGTGTAACAGTAAACTCTACAGCTCAAACAGCATCTACTGGAAGAAAATACAGAGGATTTTCAACAGTTGCTGATGCTAAGAGTTTTAGTATATACGATTTTGAACTAATTAAACAAGATTTAATTAATCATTTTCATATACGTCAAACTGAAAAGCTAAGTGATCCTACATTTGGCACAATTATTTGGGATATATTATACGAACCGTTTACTATTGAAGTACAAGAAGCCATAATTGAAGACGTAACACGTATTATTAATTATGATCCTAGAATAAAAGCTGATGATATTATTATTGATACTTATGAACAAGGTATACAAATTGATTGCACAATTATAGTTTTGCCATTCGGTATAACAGATCAATTACGTTTTAAATTTGATAAAGAAAACGGCTTGCTTCAGTCTTAAAATTAAATACGCACTTTTTCCTATAAGATAAATATTATCAGTAAACAAGGAAATGCACATGTCTTCAAATGATAGACAGTCAAGGCTACTAGTAGCTGAGGACTGGAAAAGAATTTACCAATCATTCCGTAACGCTGATTTTCAAAGTTATGACTTTGACAATCTACGCCGTACGATGATCAACTACTTACGTCAGAATTATCCAGAAGATTTTAACGACTATATTGAGTCTAGCGAATATCTTGCACTAATTGATATGATTGCATTCCTTGGGCAAAACTTATCATTCCGTATTGATTTAAACGCACGTGAAAACTTCCTTGAAACGGCAGAACGCAGAGAAAGCGTATTACGTCTTGCACGTATGCTGTCATATAACCCTCGCAGAAATCAAGCAGCAAACGGTTTACTAAAATTTGACACAATTAAAACAACTGAAAATCTATTAGATTCAAATGGTTTAAATCTAGCAGGAATTACAATTAAGTGGAATGATCAAACTAACACAAATTATTTTGAACAATTTACAAAAATACTAAATTCAGCATTACCGCTTTCAAATTCAATAGGCAATCCTTTAAAATCTGCACTGATTGCAGATGTTCAAACACAAAAATATCGTTTAAATGCTACAAATACAGGGCAAGCAATTTATCCGTTTACTAAGCGTATTGAAGGCGTAGGCACACGTTTTGAAATTGTAAGTACTGATATCATAGATGACAGTATTTTAGAAGAAGCACCTTTACCAGGTAATAGTCCTGCGTTTCTATTTAGAGATGACGGCCAAGGTGCAGGTAGTTCAAACACTGGATTCTTTATGCATTTCCGTCAAGGTAAGCTTGAAACAGGTAATTTTAATGTTTCCAATCCAACACCAAATCAAGCAGTGCAAATTGATGCTGAAAATATTAATGACAGTGACGTATGGCTATTTTCATTAAACAGTGCAGGATTTGAAAATAACGAATGGACAAAAATTGATGCCGTAGAAGGCAACAACGTTATCTATAACAGTTTATTTAATAAAACTAGAGATGTCTTTGCTGTAACTAGTCGCATTGGAGATAGAATTAATTTAAACTTTAGTGACGGGGTTTTTGGTAATTTGCCTTCGGGAAATTTTAGAACTTATTATAGAACTAGTAATAATACAAGAAGTGTAATTACACCTAGTGCAGTTGGAACAGTAAGTATTGATATTCCTTATCAATCAAGAACTGGTGCACGACAAACACTTACTATTGGGTTTAAATTAAATTATACAATTAGCAACGGTACTGCTACTGAAACTAATACAGAAATTAAACAAAATGCACCTGCAACTTATTATACACAAAACAGATTAATTACAGGTGAAGATTATAATATTGGTCCTCTTGCTATTAGTCAAGATATTATTAAGACTAAAAGTTCAAACAGAATTTCAAGCGGAATAAGTCGTTTCTTTGATTTAAAAGATGCTAGTGGAAAATATTCAAATACTAGTTTGTTTGCTGATGATGGTGTGCTCTATAAAGAAGAATTTGTAGAAAAGCAGTCTTTTACGTTTGCAACTCAAACAGACATTGAAGGTGTTATATATAATACAATTGAAGGTATGTTAAGTAGTGTAAACGCTCAAAACTTTTATCTTGCAAAATATCCAAAAATTATTGTTAGTGACCTTAATGCATCGTGGCTACAGTCTAGCACTAGTACAAATCAAACTTTAGGGCTACTTCGAGATATTGATGAAAATCCTTATAACGTAGGTTCATTTACAGCTAATAGTTTACGTTTATTAGAAGCAGGAACTATGTTAAAATTTGTTGCACCAGAAGGCAAGCACTTTATGACTGATGGTACGTTAATGGACAATAGTGGAGTTGTAGATCATTTAGGAAAAACAACATACAAATGGGTAAAGGTTATTTCAGTAACAGGTAACGGGACTGTTATTGACGAAGACGGAATTGCGCCTATTGTAGTTAATGATGTATTGCCTTCTGATGCAATACTACAACAAATTGTTCCAAACTTTTCTAAAGTATTAATTAATGATATAAAAACACAATTAATTGATCAAGTTTTTGAGTACAATGATTTTGCGCTGCGTTATGATCAATATGATAGACAATGGAAAATAGTACTAGCAGAAAACATTAACACTCTTAATAAGTGGGCACCAGGTAAAGCAGGTGATACAACAGGTGAAAATCTTGATGCAAGTTGGATGTTATATTTTAAAACCGACGGAGAAAAATATACAATTACATACCGTAATTTAAGATATGTAATGGAAAGTGCAGACGAGATTAGATTCTTCTTTGATGCAGCTGATAAAATTTATGATCCGGCCACTGGTCAAATTGTTAGAGACAAAATTGATATTTTAAATATTAACAGAAAGCCTGGCGAACTGATTCCGTTTACTAGAGATTTTAGCTGGACAATTACTGACGCATACAGAGATGTAGAAGGATACTTAGACAGTCGTAAAATTCAAGTACAGTTTATTGACTTAGATGACGACGGCGTAGTTGATGATCCAGATATCTTTGAGCAAATTGTAGGCGAAGAAGACACTTCAATTTCTACAGCAGCTAAATTAATATTACAAAAGAAATATACAACAACTGACGGTGTAGAAGATTTTAAATATTTTGCAAATACAAATGCTGAAATTATTATTGTTCAAAATGAAGCATTAATTGCTCCTTATAGCAGCCGTTTAGAAGGACAAATATTTTATCTAATCGATGAAGGTATTTTTAGAAAACTTAATAAAGCACTAAACAATACAACAATTAATACAGACTATAAAGCATATTTTGGAAGAGCAGATTTAAAATTCCATTATATTCATGTTGCTGACAGTGGCTATAGGATAGATCCGAGTGCAAGTAATATTATCGATACTTATGTATTATCTAAAACATATGATACGCAAGTTAAACAATATATTGCTGGAACAACTTTAATACAACCTAAACCGCCTAGCAACGACGAATTGTTTAGAAGTTACGGAACAGAGATTAATAAGATTAAATCAATTAGCGACGAAATCATTTATCATCCAGTAAAGTACAAAATATTATTCGGTGATACGGCACCGGCTGATTTACAAGTTAAATTTAAGATTGTTAAAAATACTAACTTAGTTATTAATGACAATGAATTAAAATCACAAATTATCGAAGCGATTAACAAATTTTTTGATATTGAAAACTGGGACTTTGGAGAAACATTTTATTTCCAAGAACTTAGTGCCTATATTATGAATGAATTATCACCAAAGCTAGTAAGCATACTAATAGTACCAAGACAAACTACACAAAGTTTTGGTAGCTTATTTGAGATAAAAAGCGAACCCGACGAAATATTTGCAAGTGCTGCTAAAGTAAGTGATATTGAAACAATTGATCAGTTAACAGCAATTAACCTACAAGCAAGCGGTACAGTAATTAATAGTGTATCAACTGCTATAACATCAGGAATAACAAGTAGTGCATCAACATCTAATACATCAAGCAGTTCAAACACCGGTGGAGGTTATAGTTACTAATGGCTAAAAATGATCAAAACGAAAGCGCCCTGCCAGTACCAGGACAAAACAATAAAATTACTGCGAGTGATTTTTTACCTAAATTCTTTAGAACACAAGCAAATAAAAAGTTTTTACAAGGTACACTAGACCAGCTTATACAGCCAGGTGTTGCAGAAAAAATTAACGGCTACTATGGCAGAACAACTGCTAAAGCATATAAAACTACAGACAATTATATAGATGATGTAACTGCCGACAGAACAAACTATCAGTTAGAGCCTGCGACAGTTATCAAAGACAACTACAACAATGTAACTTTCTATAAAGACTATAATGATTATATTGGACAGTTAGGTGTATTTGGTGCAAACACAGACAATCATAGTAGATTAAACAGCCAAGAAACTTATGCATGGAACCCAAATATTGATTGGGACAAATTTGTAAACTTCCGTGAATACTATTGGATGCCAAATGGGCCTATTAGTATACCTGTAAGAGGTCAAAGTAGAGACATTGTTAGTACATATACTGTTACTACCGAGGATCAAGGCGATAACATTTCTTACGTGTTTAATGACGGATTAACACGTAATCCTAATTTAAAATTATATCGCGGCCAAACATATCGTTTTGAAATTGATGCACCTGGTCATCCTATGGCTATTGCTATTAGTAGAACATTTACTCCTGGTACTGCAATTTTAACAGCAGGAACAGAAGGACTACGTGCCGATGGATTATTTGATACAGTTCTGTACGGTAATGAATACGACCAAGGAGAATATATTATTCTACCAAGCGGCGGAAGTGTTACTTTTGCTGACGACGATAATGTTAGTACACTATATCCAGACGGTATTCGTAAGTTAGGTGAAGAAGGCGATGAAGTAGCAGTTGCATACATTGAAAAAGGCACAATTGAATTTACAATACCTTTTAATGCTCCTGACAGATTATTTTATATTAGTAAAAATGCTGTAGATACAAGTGGACAATTTAGAATTTATGACATTGAAGAAAATGCATTTCTTAATGTTGCTGAAGAAATATTAGGCAAGAAAACTTATTTAAGTGCAAACGGTGTTGAATTATCTAACGGAATGAAAATTAGATTTCAAGGTGATGTCTTACCCGTTGAGTATGAAACTAACGATTGGTATGTAGAAGGTGTTGGCGACAAAATTAAACTAATTAAGGACAGTAACTTAATTATTCCAGCAGCATACAATGATACAAAACGTATTGCATTTGACAGTGATAATTTTGATACGTTGCCATTTAGTGATGCAAGTGCATATGCAACAGAAAAAGATTACATTGTTGTTAATAGAGCTTCACTGGATAGAAATGCTTGGAGTCGTTATAATAGATGGCATCACAAAGACGTAATTATAAAAAGTTTTGAATATAATGATTTGCCAATTAACGTTGACGAATTAACTCGTGCAAAACGCCCAATTATTGAATTTGAAGCTGGACTAAAGTTAAATAATTTTGGAGCTGTTGCTAAACAAGATGTTGATTTAATTGACACTTTTACTACAGATGTTTTTAGTACAATCGAAGGACAATTAGGATATAATATTGACGGCGTAGAACTTGCTGACAATATGCGAGTATTGTTTGCAGCAGATACTGATATACTAGTAAGTGGAAAAATATATCAAGTAAAATTTGTTAATATCAGCAATAATAGACAAATTAGTTTAGTCGAAACTAACGATACTAATCCAATCGATCTTGAAACTGTATTAGTTACACAGGGTGTAAAAAATTCAGGTAAAAGTTACCACTATCAAGGCGGCAAATGGACACTTGCACAAGAAAAAACAACACGAAATCAAACTCCTATGTTCGAAGTATGTGATGTTAATGGGAATAATTATAGCGATGAAACATATTACGGATCGTCTACATTTAAAGGAACTAAACTATTTTCTTATGCACAAGGCGAAGGCACAGTTGATACTGAATTAGGCTTTGCACTAAGTTATAAATCTATCGAAAACTCCGGAGATATTGTATTTGATTTTAATCTATTAAATGATACATTTACATACCAAACAGAAGAAGATTTATATACACAAAAAATTGATAGTGGATATTTAAAAAAGTATAAAAGTTTAACTGATTTTTCATATGTTAATGGATTTAGTAGTACACCAACAATTAGTAAACAATATGTTATAACACAATATTCTGCATCAGATATCCAAAATAATAATTTTGTAATTAATTGTTATGACAACTCTAGTAGTATTACAGATTTAAAAGTAGTTGTGTTTGTTAATAATAAACTAAAATTAATTAATACTGATTACACAATTGACAAAAGCAATGATAACGTAGTGGTTGTTTTTAATAAACCTTTAGAAATAAATGATGTTATTAAGATTAAAACAGATACTAAAATTATAAAAAATACCAATGGCTATTATGAATTTCCGTATAACCTAGAACGTAATCCGTTAAATGATGATGTTAGTCAATTTACTCTTGGTGAAGTAATTGACCACGTTGATAGTATGTTGGAAGATATTCCTAGATATACTGGAAATTATTTAGGACAGAGCAATCTACGTGACTTAGGCGACCTTGATAAGTATGGCAAGCGTTTTGTTAAGCATAGTGGTACCATTAATTTACCGTTATATCATATAACAAATAAAAAATATAATATTATAAAAGCATTAAAATATTCAAATAAAGAGTATACAAGATATAAAAAAATATTTTTAGATACTGCTTCGTCTTTAGGGTATGATGGTCCTGTAAAACAACATGTTGATCTTATATTAAAAACAATTAATAGTGATAAGTTACAATCACAGCCATTTTATTTCTCAGATATGATTGCGACAGGAGCATTTAACAAAATTGAATATACTGTTTATGATGCAAGGACTCGTGATTATCCTGTTACTAATAATTTTAATTTAACTGATTTAAGTTCAAAAAGTATTCTTGTTTATTTAAACAATGAACAATTAACACACACCAAAGATTATAATTTTAATGTAGCAGGATACGTTTCGATTGATGCCGGACAAGTAGAAAATGATATAATTGAAATACACGAGTATGACAAAACCGACGGAAGTTTTATTGCACCTACTCCAAGTAAGCTAGGTTTATATCCAAAATACTATCCCGAATTAACTATTGACGACACAGTGCAAGCTACTGTTCCTGAAACATCTGGTCCGTTTAAAATATACGGCGAAGATGAAGCAACTGGTAACAGAGGTTGGTTCTATCCAGTATATACATCAAAGAGTGCAGCAGGCAAAGGCGCAGCATCGAAATCTTATACTTTTGTAGGTATGAATAAATTGTTTTATGTTCCTACCGAAGGTGCCATATTGGCAGGTAATGACGACATTGAAATAGATGAATATCCTATCGGTGTTGCATTTATTCGCGGACACGACGGCAGCTATATAAAAGCATATAAAGATTTTAGAGACGAATTGCTGTTGGAATTTGAAAAAAGAATTTTTAATAATATTAAAGCTGAATATTCGACTGATAGATTAGATGTTAATGCTTTTATCGGCGGCGAATTTAGAACAAATGAATTTACAAAAACAGAAATTGATAATACATTGATTGGCAATTTTCAAAGTTGGCTTTTAGAAAATTTAAATGACACAAATTATACTGATAATACGTTTTATGACAGAACTAATAATTGGACATTTAACTATAGTGAAACTAAGTCTCCATCCGGAAATATAAATCCAGGATTTTGGAGAAGTGTATATGTAAGAGCATTTGACACTGACCGTCCGCACAGTCATCCTTGGGAGATGCTTGGTATAACAACTAAACCAAACTGGTGGAATACAGTGTATGGTCCTGCTCCTTATACAGGCGATAACTTAGTACTTTGGAAAGATCTCGAAGAAGGAAAAATTGCAGAGCCTAATAATACAAGAATTAATCCTAAATATGCTCGCCCTGGGTTAACTAATTTTATCCCAGTTGATAGTACTGGAAAATTATTATCACCATTAGATTCAAGATATGCTAAAGATTTTGATATAAGAAGTGCAACTAATAATTTTAAATTTGGAGATTATACCCCTGTAGAAAATGCATGGCGCAGAAGTTCTGAATATCCGTTTTCAGTATTAACAACAATGTTGTTAAATCAACCTGCAAAAACTATGGGATTAGGGTTTGATATTTCAAGAATATCCAAAAATTTAGCAAATCAATGGGTTGATATAACAACTAACAAACCGATCGTTCTCAAAGATTTAAACTTACCGAATACATTTAAATCAGATGTTAGAACTAATACATCTGGATTAGTAAATTACATTTACAATCTAGTTGCAAGTGATATTCTAACAGTTTATGAAGATTATAAAACTGAATTAAAAAACATTACTAACCAACTTGCTATTAAAATTGCAGGGTTTACAAGTAAGGAAAAATTTAATCTAGTACTTGATAGTAGATCTCCTACACAATCTCTTACTCAAGATGGCATTTTTGTACCACAAGAAAATTATCAAGTTTTCTTAAATACAAGTAGTCCCAGCAAACTAGCAGTGTATAGTGGAATAGTAGTTGAACGGGCTGAACTAGGCTATATTGTTAGGGGTTATAATTTAGAAAAACCTTATTTTGAATATTATAGTTCAATACAGGATTCGTCAGCAAGTGTAGTAACAGTTGGCGGCATAAGTGAAAAAGTAGTTCTATGGGATTCAAATACTTCATACCTAAGTGGAGAAGTAATTTTACATAACAATGCTTACTACAGAGTTATTGATTCATTTACTAGTAGCAAAACATTTGATACAGACAATATTGTCAAACTTCCTGCATTGCCTCTTACCGGCGGCCGAACAGCAGAGTTTAAGAAAAACTTTGATACTACTTCAGTTAAACGTTTGCAATACGGAAGTCGTTTTAGTACAGCACAAGAAGTTGTTGACTTTATATTAGGTTATAGCGCACGACAACTAGAGATTGGATTTAGTTTTGAAAATGTTATTAGCGGCACTAATGAAGTTGAAAACTGGAATACAGCAGCAAAACAGTTCTTGTTCTGGACAACACAAGGATGGGCAAATAACTCGTTAATTGCCTTAAGTCCTGGTGCAAACTTAATAGAGTTTAAGAGAGATTACTATGTAGTTGATAATATTAAAGATGAATTTTACGGATATAATGTTTTCAAGGCAGACGGTTTATTTTTAGATTCTGAATTTAATAGTCTATTAAGAGATCAAAATAGCTTTGGTATTGAAACAGTAGGCACTGAAGAAGGATTATATCACGTTGCATTGCCATTAGTACAAAAAGAACATGTAGTATTACTTGATAATACTACAGACTTCAATGATACTATATATAATCCTGCAACTGGATATAGACAAGAGCGTATTCGTGTTAACGGTTATAGATCAGACAACTGGAACGGTGGATTAAATATTCCTGGATTTGTTTACGATGATGCAAGATTTACTGACTGGACTGCTTGGAAAGATTATCATATCGGTGACATTGTAAAATACAAACAATATTATTATGTAGCAACAATTAATGTATCAGGGTCACAAAACTTTAACTCTAATTTCTGGTATAGACTTAGCGAAAAGCCTGAGTCACAGTTGATGACTAACTTTGATTATAGAATTACACAGTTTACCGATTTTTACGATTTAGATTCAGATAGCTTTGATGTCGAACAGCAAACAATGGCACAGCATTTGATCGGATATCAAAAACGTCAATATCTTGCTAATATTATAAATGACGATGTAAGTCAATTTAAATTCTATAGAGGTGCGATAGCAGACAAAGGCACTCTAAATGTGTTTACTAAATTGTTTAATGCACTAGGCAATACAACTGACAATTTAGAATTCTATGAAGAGTGGGCAATTCAAGTTGGACGTTACGGTGCTGTTGATGATGTACAGCAGGTTGAATATAACTTGAAACAAGATAAAATGCAAGAATCTCCTCAAGCAGTTGAACTTGTAAACACATTACCTGCAACTAACTTTGATAAAATATACAGAATACTTCCAAATGAAGTATTTGATAAGCCTGCAGACTACGATCATGCACCATTTCCGACTAAACCTTTAACTAATGAGTATATTCGAACTTCAGGATATGTAAATGAAGATGATGTTGATTTTGTTGTAGGCAACTTATTAGATCTTGCATCAGTTAACACTAATTTAATCAGTCTTGGAAATACTATATGGGTAACAGACACAGACAATAAGTCTTGGACAGTAAAACAATTAATAAGATCAAAAGTTAATGTTATTGGTATAAACACTCTTATTACTGAAGTTGCTACAAACAGACTAAGGTTAGTTGAACTAACTTTAGACAAGTGGGCAATTGAAAACTTTGTTGTAGGAGATTACATCGGAGTTCGTGAAGCACAAACATATAATATTAACGGATTGTACGAGATTGATAGTATTAACCTTAATACTGTTAGAATTAGAGTTCCGTTAGATAACGAAATAACAGACCTTGAAGTAGAAAACAATGAAAGTTATGTAATATCTACATTAAGAACAATACGAGTTGATAATGTTGCCGAAATAAATGCTGCAACTAACCAAACAATATACGACAATCAAAAATTATGGATTGATACTTATAATGACGAATGGGCTGTTTTAGAAAATAATCCTGTATATCTAAATTCTCAATCTATTTTTAATACTTCGGAATATGATAGTACAGATCAAAAATTTAGTGATAGCGTTGCTATAACACATGATAACAATAATGTTTTTGTTTCAGCACCTGATGATGCAAATGGAAAAGTTTCTTATTATAGAAGAACTAGAGAACAAAATAATTTAATACTAGACCAAGAAATAATCTTTGAAGATGATAATTTATTTAATATCAGTAATATTAAATTTGGTAAAAGTATTTCAGTATCACCAGACGGCGAATACCTTGTTGTAGGTATACCAAATGCAAGTAGTGTGAAAACTAAACTAGCATATAAAATTGATGCTAATACTAGCCAAGAGACTTTTGATTTTCAACCAGATGCTACTTATACTAAAAATGATATTGTACGATATAGAGAAAGTTTATGGAAAACAAATAGAGAAATACTTCCAGCAATTGAAAATCAGCCTTTTAGTACATTTGATACATATATAAATATTGCTGCTCAAGCAGACAGCGATAGCACAACGTTAAATCTTTTAGTAGCCGGCGACCCAGGATTAGAAAATAATACAACAAGTCACTTACTAGTACGTGCTCCTAAAGATATGTATATTGGTACTAAACCAGGCGATATATTAAATTTATTTTGGAATCAGCGTAGCTATACATATCCTACACTTGATAATTACATCCCATTTGACGGGAATATTCCGTTAATCAATAAAGATTTTATATCTCAAGAACATACGATTGTTGAAAAAATTGACCATGTGTTATTTCTTGAAACATTTATATCCTTACCAGTTGTAGGATCTATTGTAACAACTAATACAGGTAGTGCCGAAGTAGCTTATGTAAGTACTCGTAGAGACAGTGCGGTTGTATACCTTAAAAATACAAACGGTGTATTTGATGTTACAGGCGAGCTGTTTATTGAAGAACTAGACTTTGTTGGATTTTATACTGAAGAGTTAACATATACACCTAGTGATGCAGTTGCTGGCTATTGGATGATTAACACTGGATTTGAATATTCAAACAACGGTATATATTATGATACTGGTCGTGGATTAGTTTATGCTGATATTAAACTACAAGGATCAGTAAGAGATCTTAACGAATACTATAACATTCAAGATACTGTTGGCGCAATTGGTGTATATGTAACTAACAAGAACCAAGCAAGTTACATCGAGCAATTATCATATCGAGGAGATCCAGCAGGAGCCGATGCACAAGATGGAGTCGAGCAAGATGTATTAAGTAACAAGTGGGTAGTTAGAGTTGGTAAAACTTATAGCGACACTTTAACAGTGGGCGATACTACTGAAATGAGATTATATAATCTTGACAATAGAATAATCGATGTTGCAGGAGCAGGCTTTACATATAACAATATAAACAAACAGCAGACTATTGTTGATCTATGGGACGGTTATATCGATTTTGAATTAAGCGAATTTGATTTCCAAGGGTTTGCATTTGAACCACAAGTTGGCGATATTGTTGAAGATATCCAATATCCAAGAGACGGTCAAGGCGGTTTAGCATTAACAAGCATTACTACTAGTAGTGCAGAAGTTATGTTTATGCAGAGAAAATTTAACAATGTTAGAATTTATTTAAAAGTATTAAGCGGCGAGTGGTTAGAACAATCAAATATCGGACGCTTTCAAATACGTAGAAAGGCAAACACGTCGTTGCGCGGCGCAACTGATGTAGATCGTGCAATTGGTACTATAACAGATATTAACAACAGTATAATACTAGGAAATTCTCTTGTAGGTAAATTAGTAGTATTTGAGAATACTACTAATTTTGACATTGTTGAAACTCCGAAAATCATTGACGAAGAATATTGGTTCTTTGATGAGACAACAGAATTGGGAATCGAACGTTTGCCAAACCCACCGTTTAGCTTAAACAAAGATTATATACAAATTTATAATATTCCAGCTAATGAATTCGGAACAGAAAAAACAATTGAAAATGAAGGTGCTGTTGCTATTTACAGAAAATTGCGCGATGGAACTTATAGATTCCAAAATGTTTTTGTTTCAGAGTATAGAGAAGCTAATAGAAACTTCGGCGAAACTGTTAAAATAGTACAAACAGGAAACTATTATACGTTATTAGTTAGCAGCAACAGTGTTGTACTACCAGGCGATGACTCTACTGAAAGAAGAGCTCATCCTGGATCAATTGAATTATTCCGCCATGGCACAAAACTAACTGATAGTTTCAAAGGCGAATATAAAATTACAGCTTACGAAGTTAATGATATTGTAATATACAAAGACAATTACTACATCTGCCAAAAAGCAACAACTAATTCACAAAATGTAATTACAGATCCGATTTATTGGAATAATATAAGTTGGAAACACGGTAAAGATTCAAATTACCGCGGCGTATTTGATAATACATACACTTATAAAAAAGAAAACATTGTTGTACAAGATAATAAATTATGGAAAGCTGCTACTAATATAGCAGTTGGAGCATCAATTCCTAGTGAATCAAATAACTCTTGGACTTTGTTGAGTACTAATATTGATTATGTAGGGTATTTGCCTAACTTAACAGCAAATGCATTTTATAACGAAGAAGTATTTGATCCTATTGAAAATATATTAGAATTTAGTAAGAATTTTGATATTAGTAACGATGCACAAGTACTAGTTGTAACAAGTAAACAGCAAGAAGCAGACAACGATAGTACTGTAAATACAAAACTTGTAATTTATCGTGCAGTAGGTGATCAGTTCCAAGTAGATCAAATAATAACCGCACCTGACAATGTTACAGCATGGGCAGATAAAGTTGCACTAAATCCTGCAGGAACGCAGCTGGCAATTAGTTCAATGTTAGTCGATACTAACAAAGTTAATCAAGGTGTTGTTTATGTATATACACAAACAGACGGCACGTTTGTATTAACACAAACCTTAACGCCACCACAAAATGAAGAAAGTGAAGGATTTGGATTTGGATTAGACTTTGGCACTGATAATTTAGTAGTATCGAGTTTAAATGGCGATCAAATTATTCCAACTACATTCGATGTAAGTGTATATGCTGAAACAGAAGATACAGTAACTACATTTGACAGAGATTTTACAAACTTTAGAAATGTTAAGTTAGACAAAGGTGTTGTTTATGTATACGAAGAAGTTAACGAAAGTCTAATCTATTCAGAGCAGTTTGTATATCCACTAACACAAACTACATTCGGCGAAAACATTTATGCTAATAGCAATCACGTTTATATTGGAATGCCAGATCAGTTCAACGATAGTACTAAGGGACAGTTACTAGACTTTAGAAAAAACAAAGGAGTGTTTGGTTGGAACATTCTTAAAGAAGGCATTACACCTGTAGATGTTGATAATATCCAAGGCGCCTTTTTATACAACAAGCGCGAAAATAGAATTGTAAGTTATATAGATTACATTGATCCAGTACAGGGTAAGATTGCAGGACCAGCTGATCAAGAAATTACATTCAAAACTCCGTTTGATCCAGCAGTATATAATACAGGTAATACATCGGATAGTTCAGTTGATCCTAACAGAGCATGGACTGATAAACACGTTGGGCAAGTATGGTGGAATATTGGTACTGCTAAATTTACACACGCTTATCAAGGTTCAACTACTTTCCAAAAAAATAATTGGAATAAACTAACACCTGGCGCAAGAATTGATGTATATGAGTGGGTAGAAAGTAACCTTATACCGAGCATTAGAGATGGCATTGCTGATACTCCTGATGGTATAGCTAACGGAATTAGTGGCACAAGTTTATTTGGTGACGCTAGGTATTCAACTAAAATAACCTATGATGAGTTTAGTAAAACTTTTAATAACAAATATTATTTCTGGATAGTCAATAGTGTTGTAGTTCCGGTGTTAGAGAATAGAAGATTAAGTATTCGCGACATTGCAGCTCTTATAGAAAATCCTAGAATACAGGCTTATCCATTCTTAAGCTTGCTTTCTAATAATAAATTTGTACTTAATAACTTTGACACATTTGTTGACAACGACGATCTAGTGTTGAATATTAAATATTCAACTGGACCTAAAAAATTACAAAACATACACAGCCAGTATAAACTAATATCAGACGGATTAGAAACAAGTAAGCCTGATCCTGATATTGAACGTAAGTGGTTTGACAGCTTAATTGGTTTTGATGACAATAATAGAATTGTACCTGATCCAACTATTACTGTTAAAAATCGTTACGGCGTACAAAACCGTCCAAGACAAAGTATGTTTGTCAATAGATTTGAAGCACTGAAACAAACTATTGAGAGAATAAATCTAAAACTTTCTGAAAATCTTATAGTAGACGAATATGATATTTCTTCACTAACACAGAAAGATACCTTGCCAACGCTAATATCAAAAGAATATGATCTAGCTATTGACACTTTTGCAGATCTTAAATTTGTAAGCACAAATAAAATTACTCCTGCGGTATTGACTCCTGTAATTACTAATGGTAGAATTTCGAGAATAAACATTACAGATTCAGGACGTGGTTATAAAGTTGCTCCTAGCTTTAAGATTAATGGAGAAGGTGTAGATGCAGATTTTGATATTATTATTAATAGCTTAGGTCAGATTACTGATGTTAATATTACTAATACAGGATCGGGTTATAATTCGTCTACAACAATTACAATTAGACCGTTTACTGTATTAATTAATGCAGACGAATCTGTACAAGATAAATGGGCATTGTATTCGTGGAACGGTACTGAATGGTATAGAAGAAAAATACAAAGTTATAATGTTGAGTTATACTGGAATTATATAGATTGGTACGCAGAAGGCTATAATCAATTTACAAATATTAATGATACAGTTCTAGGATCATACCAAATTCCATCACTAAGTAACAACATTGGAGATATTACAAAAATTGAAAATGTAGGATCTGGTGGTTGGTTATTACTTCGTAAAATTGATAATCAAGATAGTGAAGATTATACTATAAATTATGAAACAATTGGCCGTCAAAACGGCACAATACAATTTAAAGATACACTATATGATTATTCAAAAAACGCTGTAGGATATAGTAACCGCAGTTTTGATAGTAATTTCTTTGATAATAATCCGAGTGTTGAATTAAGAATTATACTCGAAACTATTAGAGATAAACTATTTACAAATGCTTTAGAAATTGAATACAATCAACTGTTTATGGCAGCGTTACGATATGTAATGTCAGAACAGCAATCAGTTGACTGGATGTTTAAAACTAGTTTTGTAAAAGCAAAACATAATAGAGAATCTTTAAGTCAACAAGATATAACATTTAATAACGATAATTTACAAAGCTATCAAGATTTTGTTGAAGAATTTAAACCGTATTCGACAAAAATTAGAGAGTTTGTTAGTGAATATACTGCTATTGATCCTACAAATAGTAGCATAAGTGATTTTGATCTACCACCTTTCTATAATAAACTTATAAAATCAATAGAATCAAGTAATGCAATTATTGTTGATAATGAAATACAAAAAGAAAATCTAGATATATCTGTTTATCCACGTAAAAATTGGAAAGATAATCTCGGATACCAAATAACAGAAATCCAATTAGGCAGTAGTGGCTCAGGATTTACATTTGAGCCTACTGTTACACTTGTAGGCGGGGGCGGCTCAGGCGCAACTGCAAAGGCATACTTAGGTTATGGCAAAATTACTAGCATCAAAATAACTAACCCAGGTAATGGATATACTAGTGCGCCTTCTGTTGTTATATCCGGCTCACAAGTAGAAACAGGTACTCCTGCGAGAGCAACAGCAGTACTGGGTAACGGTGTTGTAAGAACGCCGAGTATTAAAATTAAGTTTGACAGAACTAGCGGAACATTCACTTTTGATACATTAGCTAAAACAGAAACATTTACAGGAACAGGATTTGAAAATAGATTCTTCCTTGAATGGCCAATGGATCTTGACATTAAAAAAGTTAATGTTTACGTAGATAATATTTTACAATTGCGTAGCAAATATACATTTGAGAATATTAAAAACACAGATAAATCTTATGTAAGAGAACAAGGTAAAATATTATTTGCAACGCCTCCTAAGCTTAACTCTGTAATACGTGTTGAGTACAATATTCCGTTAAGCATGTTAAATGCAGAAGACAGAATTAAATTTGCTTACAATCCGATTGCAGGAATGTACGGCAACGACTTGGCACAGTTAATGACTGGTGTAGATTACGGCGGTGTTGAAGTACGCAGTTTTGACTTCTCGAGTCCAAGTGGGTTTGATAGTCTGCCATGGTACACAGATAACTGGGACGAGTTCGACGACACATTTGAAGACGAGGTATTTACAGCAGACGGCTCGACTATTGCAGTACAATTAAGTGCTCCTTTAGAAGATGGTGTTGTTTATAACTTATATAAAAACGGTGTAAGAATTGATGATCCTAATTATGATGCAGGAACTCCGACAAACGTGTATGCTATTACAAACAGCATTACAGGTGACGGCGTTACAGACATTGTTTATGTGCAGGATTTGGGAATAGAATTATTAGACAATGATGTATTTGTTGTAAGAAAAACAACAAGTGACGGTAGCGTTCTTCCTGATGCAGAAAGTTATGATACTGCGCTAACAGGCGGCGACTTAGCATATACAACAGCACGTGGTATAGCAGCAGAAGAAATTATTGTTGACGGTGACGGATTTGTTACTCCAACTACAAGCGCCGGTCCTGAAGAAGTTGTTCCTGGACAAGTCCTTGATACACTAGATATTAAAGTGTACACAAGAGATAGCCAAGGACAAGGAGTGATTAACAGCCAAAGTTATATTATGGACAGTACTGTAACTTATGATTTAGGTGTTACACCAAATAGTAGTGATGCAGTTATTGTAAAAGTTAATAATATTATACTTCCACAAACTGAGTACACTATTAATTGGAGTGCAAATACCGTAACACTTGATACAGCAGTTGTAGGCGCCGAGCTTAATATTGTAACAGTTTCCCAAGGTATACAAAATATATTAGACTTTGGACAACTTGTTGGTGATGGTTCAACTACAGAGTTTGAAACAACAGTTGACTGGGAAGAAAATGCAAGCGTGTATGCAAGCATTAATGGAGTACAACAAACAGTTGTAGCATTTAAATCAGACACTACATCTAAAACTGTTATTAGATTTGAGGAAGTAGTATTAAACGGTGCTGTAATTAATTATACTGTATTTTCAGCAGATGAACAAATTAATTATAGTCAAATTACCAAAGACGTATTTACAGGAGACGGATCTACTAGAGAGTTTACACTTGCAAGTGCGCCACTTTATGCGATTCCGAGTGAGCATAATATAATAGTTAAAGTTGACAATAAAATATTAAATGCAGGATATAATATTCAGTATACAATACCTGAAAACAATCAAAGAGAGTATCCATTAGAAATATTCCAAATGCCGCAAGGTAGTTTAGATGTTGCAGATGTTAAAATTTTCTTAAATGGAGAAGAGAAATTTACTCCTTTAGATTGGCGATTTGAAATAGCTAATAGTAGTATAACTCTTACTGACGATGTTGGTATTCCGGGTAATTTAATTGAAATGTATGTAATTACTGACGGCGATTATAGAATCAATGGTAAAAGTATTACTTTAGATACTGCTCCTATCAACGGTGCAGTAGTAGAAATAATACAATTTGCAAATCACGACTTATTAGGAATTGAACGTATTAATTACGATGTTGTATCGAGAACAACACTAATACCTGAAGATGTTGATTATATTACCTATAACAGATTAACAGTTGGCGAAGTTACATTACGTAAACCAGCAGTTGATGCACAGTATGTATGGGTAAGTGTAAACGGTGAACTATTAACACCTAGCGTAGACTATTCTGTAACTGACGACAAGTTAAAAGTACAACTAGTTAGACAGCCGGCAGCAAATGATGTTATTGATATTATACATTTTACAGCACCAGTTAGCAAGCCTAAATTTTCTTATAGACAATTTAAAGACATGCTTAATAGAACACATTTCAAACGTCTTGATAAATCTGCTGCTAAATTAGCACAATCATTAAATTATTATGATTTAAGAATTGAACTAGACGATGCAAGTGAATTATCAGAACCAAACAAAGGTCAAAACTTACCTGGTGTGATCTTTATTGAAGGCGAGCGTATTGAATACTTTGTAAAAGAAGAAAACACGCTACGTCAACTACGCAGAGGTACATTAGGTACTGGTGTTAAAGATACATATGCAACAGATACAAAAGTATTTGATCAAAACATAAGTAAAACTGTTCCGTATAAAGATCAAATTTTATCTTATAATGCATCTTATGTAGAGGATGGAACTAAAAAAATAGGAGCAGACGGTCTTACAGCAACGTTTGAGATTGGTTACCCAGTAGCATCGATTAATGAGATTGAAGTGTTTGTAGGCGGTGTGCGTATGCGTAAGACGGCACTAGATGTGTTTAACTATGCAACAGCATTAGATAGTCCAGACGGCGATACATCAGTTGCAGCAGACTTTACATTTAACGCAGATACAAATGAAATTACATTACTTACTACTCCTGCAAAAGATACACGAGTAACAGTTGTTAAGAAAGTAGGACAAAGTTGGACAATACTAGGTACAGCACTAGGTGATACAGAAAATTCAATTGCAAGATTCGTACGTGCCGGAACATCCGAGCTACCTGAATAAATACAGTATAGGAAACAAATAAATGAGCGATAACATGCAAGACACAAACGGAGTATTAGTTCAGGGACATATTAAGATATTCGACCCTGAATCACAAAAAGTTTATATTAATAAGCGTAATGCAATTCATTATGAAAATATGAGTATTGCATTAGCAGAAAGTTTGTCAAATGCTGGGCAAGGCTTTATATATGAAATGTCATTTGGCAACGGCGGCACAAGTGTCGATCCAACCGGTATTATTACATATCTAACGCCAAACAGTACTGGCACAAATGCAAGTCTATATAACCAAACCTATACTAAGGTTGTTGATGACAGAAGTGTAAATAATACAGATCCTGTACGTAATAAACTAGAAACAAGACATGTTAGTGGTACAAACTATACTGATATTGTAGTAAGTTGCTTGTTGGACTACGGCGAACCAAACGGCCAAGATGCATTTGATACAGCTAGTGCAACAGATAGTCCGTATGTGTTTGATGAATTAGGTTTAAGAAGTTACAGTACAAGCGGCACTGGCAAATTAATTACTCATGTTATTTTCCACCCTGTACAAAAGTCGCTCAACAGATTAATTCAAATCGACTACACAGTGCGTGTACAAAGTTTAGCAGGGTAAGGAGTAAATTATGCCATATACAATAAGTTACACTGACACTGTTAATAAAGGTTCAATTACAGTAGAAGACAACACACTTAATAGCGAAACAAGTTTAAATTTTCCAGGACGAGGCACTACAGCGTATGGTCAAGCAGTAAACGAAAACTTCTTACACTTACTAGAAAATTTTGCAAATACAACACCTCCTCTTCGTCCAGTAGAAGGACAACTTTGGTATGATACTACAGACGGAGTTGATCAGCTTAAAGTATACGACGGTACAAACTGGGTAGCGAGCGGCGGCCTTAAAAAGGCTAGTGCTGCACCGGCTGTTGCAAATTCAAGTGCAGGCGACTTGTGGGTCAACACAGAAAGTCAGCAGCTATATTTATTTACAGGCAGTTCATGGGTACTAGTTGGTCCAGATTTTAGTGATGGACTATTAACTGGTGCACAAGCACAGGAAATTGTAGGCACTGATGATATAACATACAACGTGCTAGCAATTAAAGTTGAAGATCAGCCAGTAATTATTATTAGTAGTCAAAGTTTTATACCAAAAGTATCAATTAAAGGATTTAGAAAAGGTATTAATCCTGGCATGAACATTGCAGATGAAGCAATTGTTGGATTACAGGCACTAAAGTATTACGGAACAGCTGAAAAAGCAGAAGCATTAGTAGTTGGCAATACTGCAATTCCTGCAAGTAACTTTTTAAGAGGAAATGCAGCAAGCAGTACAAATTTCCAATTAAGTGTTAAAAGTAATGACGGTGTTAAAATAGGTACCGGAGGCCAACTAAGTTTAGGTATTGATGGTGAAACTGGTATAATACAACACAATACTAGTGGATCAAGTATTGATGTTAGAATGCGTAACGGAAATTTAACTCCGACTATTATAAGTATTAACAGTGATGGTAATGTAGGATTTAATAATAATGCGCCTGAAGAAACTATTGATGTAAAAGGTAACATTAAGATTGCGCCCAAAGCAGGCGCAGCTGAGACCGGTATATTAAAAGTTACAAGCACTGAAAATTCATTATCAATCGGCACAGGAAGTATTGTAACAACAGGCGGCTTGGGTATTGCACTTAATGCATACATTGGCGGCGACGTTGATGTTGGCGGTGTACTACAAACAGGTAATATATCTCCTGATAGTAATAGTGTAAGAAATATTGGTACGTCGATTAACAAGTATGATCAAGTTTATGCAACAACATTCTTTGGTAATCTACAAGGTAACGTAAGTGGTACAGTAAGTGGCAGGGCCGGTTCGGCAGACAGATTAGCAAGTGCTACTACTTTTACACTAAGTGGTGATGTAGAACCAAACAGCTTTGAATTTGACGGACAAACAGGTGGCAGTACAAAAACATTTGCAGTAAATATTGCAAACAGTTTTATTAGTAACAAAGAAGTTACGTATGATGCAGGAAATGCAGACGAATTATTATTAAACGTAACAACAGGAACTACTGGTGTATACAGAATTACAAAACGTAACTTCTTAAAAACAATTCCACTAGTACCAGCTGGAGCAATGATGCCATTTGGTGGAGAAGAAGCACCTGATGGTTGGTTACTATGTGACGGACAAGAAGTTAATAAGTCTGATTACAACGAACTTTGGATTGCAATTCAACATAACTTTAAAGATGCTAGTTTAGTTAGTGACAACGGTGTTGCTAAATTTACATTGCCAGACTTTAGAGGCAGATTTGCACTAGGTCTTGACAACATGGGTGGCCCAAGTGCAAATAGAGTAACAGACATTGCTGCTGATGCTATTGGCGGGAACGCTGGCAATGAAACAACAACAATAGGAACTAATAATCTACCAGAACACGAACATGATCTAGAAGGCGATAGCGGAACACAATTTTATGGTGTTAGAGTTGGAGCAGGCGAACCTGTTGATGATAATGCAATTACATTGCCTATTGAGCCAGGATTAGGCGGAACACAAGGAATTGCATCCAGCGGCGGCATCAAAACTGAATCTGCATTAGGAACGCCATTAGGTGTTATGAATCCTTACTTAGCAGTTAATTACATAATTTATACGGGGCAATAATAGATGAGTTATCAACTAAACAAAACAGACGGCACTCTGCTACTAGACTTAATCGATGGACAGATTGATACAGCTAGTACTAATCTTACATTAGTTGGTAGAAACTATACAGGATACGGAGAATACTTTAACGAAAACTTTATTCGTTTACTAGAAAATTTTAGTAATACTGCTGCGCCAAGTAATCCGTTAACAGGACAAACGTGGTGGGATAATGCAGATCAGCGTTTAAAAGTTTATGACGGAACAGTATGGAAAGCTAGCGGCGGTCCGATTGTACAAAATACTCGTCCACAAATGGTTGCAGGCGACATGTGGATTGATAATCTAAACAATCAAGTTTATGCGTTTGACGGCACTGACTTAATGCTGATGGGTCCGCAATATACAGTAACTCAAGGCAAGAGCGGATTTGAAGTCGGCAGTATACTTGATCAACAAAGTAGATCGAGAACAGTGGTGTACTTATATACCGGCGGGACTCTTTCTGCGGTAATTAGTAGCATTGAATTTACTCCAATTTATGCACAACGAGTTTTAGGATTAGTTACAGCAGATAATCCAAATGGAATTATTCGTGTAGGATACAACATAATTGATACTGCTAATTTTAAATTTAGAGGAATTGCAAATTCTGCAAATGCTCTTGTAACTACTACTGGCATTGTTAGAACTGCTGACAGTTTCCTACCATCGACTGCAAACGGTATTACGACTGGTACACTAACAATTCAAAACTCAGGCGGTTTAACAATTGGACTATCTCAGAACAACGTACAAAAAGTTGTTGGTCCACGTTTTTATATTGAAAACCAACTTACTGACCACGATTTAAGTTTACGTGTTAAATCGACGTCTTTTGGATCTATTTCTGTTGATGCAATTTATGTAGATGCAAGCACAGCACGAGTTGGTATATTTACTACTAACAGATTACCAGAATATACATTAGATGTCGAAGGTGATTTAAGAGTTACAGGTGACTTAATTGTCGAAGGCGACAGAGTTGCATTAGATATACAAACACTAAGAGTAGAAGATAAGATTATTGAAATTGGCGTACTTAATGACAGTACAGAACTAACAGATGCACAGGCAGACAGTTCAGGCATACAAGTTAATAGTAGTGCAGGAAGTAAAGATATACTTTGGAAAAATGTAACAAATGCATTTACTTCAAACGTAAATTTTGACTTATTAAGTAATACTTCAAGTTACAAAATCGGCGGCGTTGATAAACTAACAAATGATACATTAGTAAATGTTACTAAGGCATTAGACTTGAATCAAATTGGTACACTTTTATCATTACAAATTGATGAAGTTAATATTGATGGTAAAACAATTACATCTACTAATGATATGGCAATTACATCTACTAATGGTATTGCAATTACAGCTGGTAATGATATTAACATTACAGATAACCAGAAAATTACAGGTGTAGCCAAAGCAGTTAGCGCAAGACAAGCTGCATTGTTATCTGTAACAGAATCAGTAAATAATACAGTTGCAACAAAAGAGTACGTCGACCAAGAAATTGCTACAGATCCAGTAGTATTTAGTATGGATATTACTGGTTTAGGAACAGGTCTTACATTGCAATCAGCAGTTGCAGCTTACTTAAATGATTTATATCCGGCTGTAACACTAAACACTAATAAAACTGCACGTATACACACAACGTCTTATGCTGGAGCAACAGTTGAAGGCGTGGATGTAGAAGGTGCAAAAAATGTAAGCTACATTGCAGTAGATTCAAACGGAACACAGAATGAATCAGTAGTGCAAGATATTGCATTTGCTGCTGAAGGAGCTAGTGGTAACGTTATCCTTACACCAGAAAGAACTTTAATGACATACCAGTCAAACGGAACAAGTTGGGATTTCGTAGGAACTACTGCGTATCCATAAAAACGATAAATAATATAATAGCATTAGGGGTTACATAAGAACATGGCTTATTCAATAGACAGATATAACAACACACTGCTAACCACAGTGGAAGATGGAACAGTTGATCAAACAACTGACCTAAAATTCATCGGTAAAAACTACGCAGGGTACGGTGAAATACAAAACGAAAACTTCTTGTTTTTGTTAGAAAACTTTAGCGGAGCAAATCAGCCAGCAAGACCAATTAGTGGTCAAGTATGGTTTGATAGCGGAACAAGTAAATTAAAATTTTACGATGGCACACAGTGGCGCACAACAGGCGGCGCAGAAATCGGAGCAGCAGAGCCAACCGGTTTAGCCAATGGCGACTTTTGGTGGGACAGTGGCAACGATCAATTATATGTATACAACGGTACAAACTTTGTACTTATAGGACCACAGAACGCAGGCGAAGGTGTAACCCAAATGCAAAGCCTAGAAGTTCTTGATACTACAAGTACAACAAGAGGAATAATTGCTGCTGTTATTGAGGACGAAACAACTTATGTTGTAAGTCTTTCTACGTTTGATTTAAATGCTAGTGAGTCGTCACTTATATCACAAGGCTTTGATAGAATTAATAAAGGCATTACCCTAAGAAATACTAAACTAGCCACAGCTGGCGTCACAAGTACAACTGATAGATTCCACGGAACTGCTACTAATGCTGAAAAGCTAGGTGGAGTTGCAGCAGCAAACTTTGTACAAACAGGCGTAGGCAACACTATATTTACAAGTGCAATTGAAACCCAAACAGATGACGGAATACTAATAGGCGCATCACAAGATCTACAAATAAAGATTGATGACAACGGTTTTGACGGTATTATACAAAATATTACTAATAATGGCACCATTAAACTAAAAGTTACTAGCGGCGCAGGCGTACTAACACATGTTGGCACAGTTACATCAACTGGAGTTGTACCAGCAGCAGACAACACATTTACATTAGGTAGTGCTAGTCTAGGATGGTCAAATGTTTATGCTGCTAACTTTACAGGCGAAGCGTCTAAAGCTTCTACACTAAGAGTAGGTAGTGATTTCCGTAGTGCAAGTGCTAGTGCAACTAATAATACAGTTGCAGTTAGAGATGCAACTGGATCAATTGCTGCAAACTTGTTCCAAGGTACAGCAACACAAGCACGTTATGCTGACTTAGCAGAAAAGTATTCTACAGCAGAAGAACTAGCACCTGGAACAGTAGTTACAGTGTGCGCACACGAAGATCACGAAGTTGAAGCAGCAAGTGTAGGTACAATTGCAATTGGTGTTGTATCAACTGATCCTGCTGTGATGATGAACAGTGAAGCAGAAGGTCAATACATTGGTCTTAAAGGGCGTTTACCAGTTCGTGTTATAGGTGCAGTTAAAAAAGGGCAAGAAGTTTATGTTAATGATAACGGTTGTGCAAGCACAGCAATTAACGGAGGAAGTTTAGTCGGTGTTGCACTCGAAAGCAATAGTGATGAGGGCGAAAAACTAGTAGAATGTGTACTAAAAGTTTAAGGAATCATCATGGCAGATATCACAGCAGCACGAATTAATAACTTACAATCTAGTATTGCACTAATACTAGGATCCGGGTCCGGACAAAACGGATATGGACAAATAGTTTCTAGTTTACCAGTTAATAATACTGATGATATTATAACTGCTGAAGATATAAATCTTATCTATACCGACATACTTAAAGCAAGAGTGCATCAAGTAGGCGTAACTGATATAGGAATTGCTGAAGTTATACAGAATCTTAATATTGTTGCAGAACAAACAAGTTCGTTTATTAACGATAATGGCGTAACTTCAATAGACCCAGACGGATTTAAAAAGGGAATAGTAGACTTTGAAAATCTAATGGCACAAGTTCAAGCAGATAAACAACTTATACATCCTACACAATCTGCATTAGAACCTGCTATATCTAGTGCAAGAACTAGTTCTTGGAACGGATTAATTTATCACGAAGTAACTGCTACATTTAGTTCAGCTGACGCCAAACGCTTTTTCTTTAATACAGGCGGCGAGATACGAATTAGTGCAAACAACACCGGATCTTCAACACCTAAAGGATTAGATTGGAGTCAATTATGTTCGCAAGTAGGAACAATTAAATTTAGTGCAGAAACAACAGTTTCAACTACTGGCGGCGGCTCGTCGATTGGTAATTATGATTTAACAAGTGCATATCAAGATATATACACAAAAGTTGGCAGCGGCACATATAGTGCAGTATATGCTGGCAATATTTATACTGTTAAAGCACGTTCAGATATTGATACACGTATCATTTTTAGAATTGAATTCAATGATGTAGTATTTGATAATAATGTTGACAACAACGTTGATGGCAGATTAGAAAGTACAATTCAACATTATCGTGCAAACGGTGACGTAGTAGTATCAGCACCGTCTTACTATAATACACAAACATTAGCATAATCAAACTTTTTGTGCTTGAAATATTTTTAAATAAATACTTGATAACAAAAAGAGATGATAGATGTCAGTAACTATATTAGCAAGTAGATATAACACACTTAGAAATCAAGTAAATTTAGTACTTGGCACTTCTGCTGATATTTCTGCCACTTACGGCTACGGCCAACCATTTAGTACAAACAGTGTGGTTGGTTCTCGTGCAGCAAATGATCTTGCTAATGCAGATAAAGTTTCTGCACAAGACTACGAAGATTTATATATTGATTTAATTAGGACACGTTCACATCAAGTTGGAGCATCGGTTGCTATTGACGAATTTGTAATCGGTGATTACGAAGCTAATACTGCAACTGCTGATAAAATTGAAGAAGCATATATTTTAGGATTAGAATCATTAGCAACTAGTATTGATACTGATAGATTAATTGTTGCTCCTGCTAACTTAACTATAGCTAGTTTACCAGAAGCAAGCAGTACCCGTCCCGCAAGTTCGGGTTCATGGAATGGAACACTTAGTCATATTTTTACAGTAACATTTCCGTCTGTCCTTGATAGGAGACATTTTTTTAACGCCGGCGGCGAAATTCGGTTTGGTGCATCGGTTGATTATACAGGAAGTCAAGCTAAAACAGTAGACTGGCAAACAATATTAAACATTATGGGAACAACTAGTTTCAAGGCAGAATCAACAGTTAATAATGCAGGAATTGGTTCTGGATCTAGTATAGGAAATTATGATCTTAATTCAACATATCAATTAGTTTATTCTACAACCGGCGGCGCGGTTTATTCTCGTAATAGTTATAACATATATGCTACTAATGAAACAACATTAGATGGTACATCTGCTATAAAATTTAAAGTAGAGTTTACAGACGGACTTCCTAATGATCTTACTTATGGAATTGATGAAGCAGTATTTGGTACATTTAATAGTAGTATATCAACAGCAACTCCTAGCAGTCAAATATCTATTAACGGAACAGTACATGATGCAGTTATTATTGATTCTCCGCCAGTAGGAGCAACCATAAGAACATTATCAGGTGTTATTACACCGAGTTATAATATTAGCGGACCTGCAAACGCTAACGAAGGTGCAAATGCGTCATTTACAATTACAACTACTAATGTTTCAAACTCTACAACATTATATTGGTCAACAAATGCAGTATCCAGCAGCCAGCCAACTGGCTTAGATTTTACTGATGGAGTAACATCTGGTACAGTTACTATTAATAACAATGCCGGTACAATTACACGAACACTTAGCAATGACTTAGCAACAGAAGGAGTTGAAAGTTTTTCAATTAGTTTACGATCGGGTTCAGTTTCTGGAGAAATACTAGCAACTAGCGGCATTGTTAATATTGGTGATACTAGCACAACACCTGCACCAACTCCGCCACCAACTCCGCCACCAGATCCGAGTCCGTCTCCGGGTCCAACTCCTGCAGGATTTACTTTCTCGGTCAGTCCTGCTTCTGACATGAACTTTAATATACCGATATCTCAAGGCACTGTTAGCTATGCATATACAGTAACTTGCAACAGTGGAAGCGGATCGATTATAGTTCAAGAAACAAGTAGACCTAGTCAGTGGAGTGTATCCGTAGACGGAATAAGTAGTCCAGGAGCATCAACTTCTTTCTCAATGAGCGCCGGCCAGAGTCGTTCGGTTATCCTTGGCATTGAACCATTAACAATTGGCACCGGCACCGGCTCGTTCTTATTTTATAGCAGTACAGAGTCGTTCTCTAGAAGTTGGTCAGGAACTGCAAGACCAGCAGATCCGAGCATTAGCTTTACACCGAGTTCTGGATATATCAATGATACAATTTATACACTATCATGGGATGATGCTGGCGCAGGATCGAGAACAGTTACATTAAATTCTCCAGAAGGACCGACATATAATACTACTGATGCAAGCGGGTCTGCATCGAGTACATTAGGCATAGTCGGCACATGGAGTGCAACAATTGATACTAGTGGCGGAAGCGCATCTGCATCAGTAACAGTAAGTTCTCCTCCACCGCCCCCTCCTGTAATACCGCCCCCTAGTATTAGCTTTACACCAAGCTCTGGAACTATTAATAGTACAGTGTATACTATATCTTGGAATGCTAATGGAGCATCATCAGCAAGTGTAATTATTACAGGGCCAGATGGCGGCACTATTCCTTCCAGTGATCTTTCTGGCAGTGTATCAAGTACATTGGGTATAGTTGGTACATGGAATGCTAGTATATCAACAGCTGGCGGATCAGCAGGCGCAAGTGTTCAGGTAAATCCATAACCAGTCTGCTCTTGACAATACGTTAAATCTAATATATACTACTAGTAATAAACTAGGAGTTTAACTATGGATGAGCGTTTAGAAAAAGCACTAGACTTTTCTAATTATATGTTGACACTTAACACTCAAAAAAGATTGTTAGCAGAAAAATATCAAGAATCATTAATTTATTTTTACAGTGGATCACAGTTTACGATTACTCGTGAATTAATTACATTTGTAAGTGTAATGGTATCAGCAGATCAAGATGAAGTTGTACTTGTAGATGACAATAATATTCCTTGCTTAGTACATGATTTAGATAATTTTTATGGCGAAATTTTAAATCAATATGCTTCTGCATCTAACACATATCACACAGCGTATGTAAATTTAAAAAAGAACAGAAGTATAGAGAAATTAGTTGATTATGACTAAGGGTGTATTTTTAATTGCAAAAAATAACGGTTTTATAGACTATGTAAAACAAGCAGTGTTTCTGGCAAGAAGAATAAAAAATCATCTTGGTATGCCTGTAACTATTGCTACCGATAGTGTAGACTATTTGACAGATACGTTTGGTACTAAGGATTTTGATAAAATTATTCCTTTAGAATATTCTAAAGGAACAAATACTCGATATTTCTTTGACGGTAGTTTATCTAAAAAGACCGCTAATTTTAAAAACAGTAATAGAGCAAGCGTTTATGATCTTTCGCCCTATGACGAAACACTGCTAATGGATACAGATTACATTATATCAAACGACTTATTAAAATCATGTTTTGAATCTAAATCTAATCTTATGTTATATAGACAGTCAGATGATATTGCAAAGGTTAGAGAAGAGGATGAATTTGAATTTATTAGTAATACTAGTGTTGAGTTTTACTGGGCAACCGTTGTGTATTTTAGAAAAACACAAACAAACAAAGTTTTCTTTGATCTTATAAAACATATCGAAGATGAATGGAATCATTATAGACGTGTTTATCAAATAACATCCAGTTTATTTAGAAATGATTTTGCTTTTAGTATTGCTATACATATTATGAACGGATTTCAAAACGGAAATTTTGTACAAGATTTACCAGGAAGTATGATGTATACTATTGATAAAGATGTACTATGGCAATTAAACGGCGATGATATGATGTTTTTAGTAGAAAAGAAAGACTATTTAGGTGAGTATACAGCATTAAAAACATCAGGACAAAGTATTCATGTAATGAATAAAATTAGCCTTAATAGAATAATTGATAAAGAGTTTGCAGATGACTAAAGGAATTGTAGTTCTTGCCCAAAATAACACAACAGACAATTATGTAGAACAAGCATGCGTATTAGCAATGAGTTTGCAAGTACATAACAGTGTACCTATTAGTATTGTTACAAACGATAACGTGCCAGATGAATATAAAAAATTGTTTGATAAAATTATTCCTATTCCGTTTAATGACAGTGCTGAAAATTCAGACTGGAAAGTTGAAAATCGTTGGAAATTATACCACGCAACTCCATACGATGAAACAATTGTAATGGATACTGACATGTTAATATTGCAAAATATTGATACATGGTGGAAATTTTTGTCTAAGTATGAAATGTTTTTCGCTAGCAATGTATTAAATTACAGAGGCGAACGTGCAGACACCAGTTACTATAGAAAAACATTTATAGAAAACAAGTTACCTAACTTGTTTAGTGGATTTCACTATTTTAAAAAATGTGATTTTGCTCAAGAGTTTTATAATTGGTTAGAATTAGTAGTTAACAATTGGGAAGCATTTTATGAACAGCATCTAGAAGGATCGACTCGTCCTAAACATGTAAGTATAGATGTATGTGCTGCTATTGTAACACGTATATTAGATTGCGAATCTACTATTACAAACAAAATTGCAAAATTTCCAAGTTTTACACATATGAAGCCTCATTGTCAAGGATGGACAAATGTGCAATCAAGCTGGCAGGATCAAGTAGGCGTTTATGTATCTAAAGACGGAAGCATAAAAATTGGTAATTATGCCCAAACTGGAATACTGCATTATACAGAAAAAGATTTTATAGAAAAATCACCAGTATTAGAAAGACACAGGAGTCTAATAAATGTCTGATTTACAATCATTAATTAATCGACTTAGTACAGTCCCTGCAAGTACTCAATCTTATGTATATTACAACAAAGAAAATGGCAAAATACATAAGATTAGTTCAAAAAATATTGCTGAAGAGGGTTTTGAAGTTTTTGAAATTGAAACTAACGAAGTTAAGCCTATTCTTACAGGAGAAAGACGCACAGACGAATTTGTAATTGCATATGATGTTAGTTTAAAACAGCTACGATTAAAAGAAGTTGCATATGATGATACGTTTAAAACCGCAGACACAATGTGTTATCAGTTACCGATGCTTGATATTAGAGAATACATAGATGATTTTACTAAACGACAAATACTAACCCCTCAATATGTCGGTATGCATATTGATGTATGGTATGACGAATTATTTCATCTTGCAGGTCAGCATGTTTGGAAAAATAACAATGTTTACAAAGTAATAAAAGATCAACCTGCAAATACTAAATTTAATATAGACAATGCAGAACTTATTGTCAAAAATGTAAAATTGCTCAGTGATGAAAATAAAGAACTAAAAATAGATAATACAATAGATATTGGAGATTTGATTCTAAAAAATAATAGTATATTTGTGTTTGATTTCGAACCTGTTTCTAATAACGAAAAATATGATATTATTATACGACAAAATACCAATGATGGTGTTTGGAGAATTTCACTTAATATTCATACTAAAAAATTCTTACGTATGAGCGGGTATAATCCTAAAGAAACACTTTATTTTAGTATTACTGCTAAACACGATCCTAATATATTTTATAGAAGTTTAGAATTTACTGTAGGTGATTTAGTTATGGAATCTTCGCCAACTATTCCGTTCATATATGATGTAGAACATGATGCTAACAATGTAAGTATATATACAGCAAAATATTTTGAAAACTATGCACACGAGATTATATAATGACAAAATTTAAACCAATCGATTACGATATCATTTATCTTAGTTACGACGAGCCTAATGCTGAAAAAAACTATGCTGACTTATGTAAAAAGGTACCTTGGGCAAAGCGTGTACACGGAGTAGAAGGATCAGATGCAGCACACAAAGCCTGCGCAGAATTAAGTGAAACAGAACGCTTTATTACAGTAGACGGCGACAATCGCATACGCGAAGAATTTCTAAATCAAGAAATTGATTTTGATGAACACGCAGATTTACAAAATACTGTAATTAGCTGGTGCGGCAGAAATGAGATTAATGGTTTAATGTACGGCAACGGCGGACTAAAATGTTGGCCTAAAAAATACGTTCTTAATATGCGCACACACGAAAATGCAGATCCTAATAATGCTCATGCTCAAGTAGACTTTTGCTGGGATGCACAATATATTCAAATGAACAGTTGTTATAGCGATGTGTACAATAATGAAACTCCTGCACAAGCATGGCGAGCAGGATTTAGAGAAGGTGTTAAACTTGCAACTGATCGCGGCGTAAGAATTTCGAAAGAAGAACTAAAAAACAATCACTGGCGCTGCTTGCACTGGCTGTACATATGGAGTATGGTGGGCAAAGATATAGAAAACGGTGACTGGGCTATACTTGGAACAAGAGCAGGATTGTACATGACTATGTGTACTGACTGGGATTACATTCAAGTTCGAGACTTTAAGTATCTAAATGATTTATGGAAAGTTTCTTTTGAGTCAATTGAAGATGTTGATTACGAAATCGAAGAATATGGTATTAAATTAATTGATCAACTAGATATTCCTATCGCAGAACAACCACTTGATGCACAACAAAGTAAATTCTTTAAATCAGTATATCAGCATCCTTCGAGAACTGATCATCAAAGGTTTATAGAAAAGTTATGAGCAACGAACAGCGTATCCAAATACTTAAAGAAAAGCGTGAAAAAATTAACAACGTAAGTTGTAGTTTTTGTACGGCTAAATGGCTACAAACTACACTTATGCTTCAAAATGGATACAATCACAGTTGTCACCATCCGGCACCGCACAAAATACCATTAGAAGAAATTGCAACAGATCCTGCTGCATTACACAACAGTCAATTTAAAAAAGCACAACGTGCTAAGATGCTTAATGGAGAACGTCCTAGCGAATGTGGATACTGTTGGAAGATTGAAGACTTAGATAAAAATTACTTTAGTGACAGACATTATAAAACAAGCGACACATGGGCATGGGATAGATTTGAAGATATTGCAAAAAGCAATCCGCAAGACAATGTATACCCAAGTTATTTAGAAGTTAGTTTTAGCAATGCATGTAACTTTGCATGTGCATATTGTTCGCCTGAGATTAGCAGTAAATGGATGGAAGATGTAAAACAAAACGGTCCTTATCCAACTGAACACGGCGCACATGATTTAAATTATTTAGAACAGTCTGGCAAAATGCCATATCGAAACAGAGACTATAATCCGTATGTAGAAGCCTTTTGGAAATGGTTTCCTGATGCATTGCCGTATTTAAAAGTGTTACGTATTACAGGCGGCGAGCCTACTATGTCAAAAGATACTTGGAAACTATTAGATTATCTTATTGAGCATCCTCGTAAAGATTTAGACATTGCTATAAACACAAATGGTTGTGTCGAAGATAAACTAATAGATAAACTAATTGAAAAGGTTAATGCTCTTTCAGTAGTTGGCGTAAAAGTTGATATCTACACCAGTTTAGAAAGTATTAGTGAACAAGCTGAATATGCTCGTGACGGATTAAATTATAATGTTTGGCTTAAAAACATACAAAGATTTCTTAAAGAAACAAACAGTACAGTTGCTATTATGACTACAGTTAATATTTTAAGTCTAACAACATTTGTTGAGTTTATTACAGCAGTTATGGATTTGCGTAAAATCTATAATAATAGCTTTGAGTGGAATAGAATACCACTTAGTATTAATATAATGCATTGGCCGCCCCATCTTCAGTGTACATTATTAGATAAAAAAACTCGTACAGAAATAGCTAATTCAATTGAGCTAACTTGTAAAAATTGGTTAAAGTATTATAGTCCAGAAAAATATGCCAGAATTTATTTAGAAGAGTACGATCAAATAAACCGACTTTGCGAATATTTACGCAACACTAAGCCAGCAACTGAACATCGTCAAGATTTTGTAAGATATATACACGCATACGATAAAAGAAGAAACAAAAATTTTAGCCAAACTTTTCCGGAGTTTGCCAACTTATTAGAGGAATGGAATGCCAAAGAAGCCTGACGAAAGTCTACAGCAATATAGAAATCGGGTAATAGACAGCAAAAGTACAAGCTTTTGCGGTGCTAAGTGGTTTAATGCTACTACCTGGCTCGGAAGCGGCACTACGGCCAGTTGTCATCACCCGCCTGCTCACAAAATTCCATTAGTAGAAGTTGAAGAAGATTACACCGCTATTCATAATACTAAGCACAAAAAAGAAATGCGCCGCATGATGCAGAACGGTGAACGCCCAGCTGAGTGCGAATACTGCTGGAAAATGGAAGATATGAAAAACGACGCAGTTAGTGACAGGACTTTTAAAAGTATTATCTATTCCGACGAAGAATTACAACGTGCATACGATATGGATCATCATGCAAATGTTAATTTAAAAACATTTGAAATTGCGTTTGACAGAACATGTAATTTAGCTTGTAGTTATTGTAATGCAAGTTTTAGTACTACATGGGCAAAAGATATTAAAAAGAATGGTAATTATACTAATCTTGTAAGTGACGGCGCGGGTGCCTTTCAGCAAGACGGTTCGTGGACACAGCCTTATGATAATGACGAAGATAATCCTTATATTCAAGCATTTTGGAAATGGTGGGATAGCGGTCTATCAGATAGTTTAGAAGAATTGCGCATCACAGGCGGCGAACCCATGATGAGTGCAAATACTTGGAAGTTATTTGACTGGTTTAATAATCAAGATTCGGACATGAGATTTGCAATTAATAGTAACCTTATTGCTAAAGAAAGTATTATAGACAAATTAATTGAAAAAACTCAAGGCATGAAGAACTTCGAATTGTATACAAGCTGTGAAGCAGTAGGTGCTCAAGCAGAGTATATTCGTGATGGATTAGATTATGAACAGTGGTTATCTAATATTAAACGTGTATTAACAGAAGCAAACTATAAAGGCGTGCATATTATGATGACTATTAATAGTCTTTGCCTATTTAGTATTACAGACTTTTTAGATGAAGTATACAAATTAAAAGAACTTACACAAAGTAGAACTCCGTCAGTAAGCTTAAACTTGTTAAGGTTTCCAAGTTTTCAAAGTCCGTTAGCATTGCCTAATCATATTAAAGATCATTGTCATAAGCAATTATCTACTTGGTATCAAGAACATAAAAACGATATTGGATGGAGTGAATTTGAAAAAGCAAGTATTGAACGACTAATTGATTATCTTGTTACGGTAGATGCTCCACACCGTAGAACAAGTAATCCAGTTACACTATGGCGTGACTTTAAAACATTTTATGCACAATATGATGTTCGTAGAAATAAAAGCCTAAGTGTATTTCCTAAGATACTAACAGATTGGGTAGAAAGTATTCCAGATACTGATGCAAGTATTACAGAACTTGCAGAAAAAGAAGGATGGGTATTAACTCCTGATCCTAAAAATATTGACAAAGAACTAGCGACATATGAATAAATATTCTCAAATACAATCATCAAAAATAAAAATAGATCAGTTATATAAACATAATCACGGCATTCACCATTCAAGTATGCTGTTAAACCGTGTAGGCGAATCATACTCAACACCGTACCTTTATAATGAGCCAGAGATTGATTATAAAAAAGATCCGTGGGAGTATCATATTAACAAACACGGGTTTCGTGGCGGTGAATGGACATTTGAAAAGTCCCCTGCATTTTTTGGATGTAGTTGTACTTTTGGCATTGGTGTTAACACTCCAGCTTCTGAATTACTTGCAAAAAGATTAAATATACCAAATATTCCTAATCTAGGTATGCCAGGGTCTTCAATAGCAAATATAATAAAGGTATTTACTTCCTTTATTAGACTTCATCCTGTTAGTGATGCATTCATAATACTTCCGCCTCCTGGCAGGATATTTCTTCCAGAGTATCATACACATTCTGAGAGATGGCACTATAATACTGTCCTTGTAAATCATTACGGGATAATAAGTAAAAAACGGCATAAACAGATATTTAGTGTGTTTACAGAAGACGTTTCGGCGTGTTATGCTACAGATTATATTGATTGGGCGAATGTAGTAGCAAAGCAGTATGGAACAACTATACACTGGATGACTTGGGATAAGCATACTTTTAACGACTATTTACTTAATGTTACTGACAATCCAACTTTATGGAATCTGCCCGACCCCCCGGCTAGAGACGGATCACATCCTGGTGTTGCTGCCCATAATTGGCTTGCAAATGCGTGCTATAAATTAATTGACAATAGCAGTAATAGGTAGTATAATAACGTAATGTATGATATTGTATTCATAAGTTACCAAGAACCTAGTGCAGACGCTAATTATTCTTTATTAAAAGCTCGATTTCCTATGGCTAAACGTGTACATGGCGTTAACGGAATACACCAAGCACATATTAGAGCAGCTAAGAAATGCTTTACTAAAATGTGTTGGATTGTAGATGCAGATGCAATAATCTTCGATGACTTTAATTTTGATTATAAAGTTCCTGAGCACCAGCAAGATCATGTTCATGTATGGCGCAGTCAAAACCCTGTTAATGATTTGGTATACGGGTATGGGGGAGTAAAATTATTTCCTCGTAAATTAACAATGAATATGGATTTATCTAAGCCTGATATGACTACAAGTATTAGTGATAAATTTATCGCTGTAGAAGAAATTGCAAACATTACAGCATTTAACACAGACGAGTTTAGCACATGGCGCAGTGCATTTAGAGAATGTTGTAAACTTAGTAGTAAGATTATAGATAGGCAGAAAAATGAAGAAACAGAACATCGATTACATGTCTGGCAGACAGTTGGGAAAGACCGTCCTTATGGAGAATGGGCTATTAAAGGCGCAGAAGCAGGGTCTGCTTACGGAATAGCAAGTCGAGGCAATATCGAAGCACTTAAAAAAATAAACGATTATGATTGGTTATATGAACAATTTTCAAAACATACCGTTTGAGGACATAACAAAGTTCGGACAAAAAACTTTGTTGGATACCGGCTTGTTTACAGTGTCTTGGATTCTTGCGAGGTTCTGTAATTATAATTGTTCATACTGCTGGCCCTATGCTAGAAGCAGCACACCTGATCATCAAGCCTTAGAAGTTTACACTCGCACAATAGACGAAATAAAACGTCAAGCTCGTGCAAACGGATTTACTGACTTTCACTTTAGCTTTAGTGGCGGCGAACCTACTGCATATAAATACTTTGGGAAGGTTATAGACCATTATTGCAGTGATGCAACACCCGAGTACCAAAGTATCCACATGACGACCAATCT